GCGATTCAAATGCTCGAGCCCTTGCAGTGGCATCAATTATCCCAGATGCTTCTAATCGATCAAATTCGGCTTGTATGTCTTTGTCTGAACCACTTGTGGCCAACGCTCTTAATCTTCCCTCTTCTTTTGTTGCGGCTCCAACCGCAGTACCTTTCATCCCGTTTGCAAAAAGTTCTCCAATGATAGGGATTAGCGAAGCCGATTCAATATTCTTAACAGCTTCTTTTCTCATTTTTTTCTTATTTTTGTCAGATTGGAACCACCCATTAAGGGCGCCGACTGCACCACCAATTAGCGCACCTACACCCGTTCCAATTATTGGTATAAAACTTCCAATTAATGCGCCCGCCGCTGCACCACCTAGGGCTCCAGACATAACCCCACCACCAGTTGTTTGTGCGCTCATAGATGTCCCTATTCCACCAACGGCTATACCAGCGAGTGGGGAAAATGCGCCTATTGCGGATCCAGCTTGAAGCGCGCCCTGCGCTTCGTCTGTCCCCATTTTTGAAGATAAATAACTTGCGCCCATTGATCCAAGCATTGATCCTGCGCCAAGACCCCTTCTCATTGCCGCACCACCAGCTCGCATTCTGGATGGTTTCATACCAGCTTTTGCTTGCGCCCTCATAGATGCTTGATAACTTTTTTGTAAACTAGTGCCACTAAAAGTTTTACCCAAAAGGCTTCCGCCGCCAGCTCTGGCTTTGGCTGTCAAATTCTTGGTGCCCTGCAAGCCAGCCTTGCCGTACTGTCTCATACCCATACCGAATGGCATTTGAGGTATAAAAGCGCCCGCTACTGATGCTTTCATACCCCTCATACTTCCAATCACGCCTTTGCCTCCACTGGCTCTAAGACCTGATTGAATTTGTTGACTACGAGACATCTGTGAAGCAGCCAATGCGTCATAGTTATATGGATTACCTCCACCTCTGGCAGCTCGTTGCATTCTGTCCAATTCTCTATATTGCTGTTTGTTTAATCCCCTTAGACTTGAATACGGATCAACTGTGCTTGTTGCTCTGCCGTAAATATTTGGACCACCCGAGGAAGTGGTGTTTTTGTTGAATCCCCTACCGTAAATTGGTCGCAGGTCGGATCCCCTGTTTGCCATTTTCCAACTGTAAACATCGCGCCGATAATCCGCATTAGATTGTCCTGGCTTTCTGTTGGGTGGTCTTATGCCCACCCCTGTAGCTCGGTCTACATATCCCCCGCCCATCCCTCCCCGTAAAGCACTTCCAGCGGCGGAACTTGTTAATGCAGCGGCAGCACCAGTCAATGCTGAAGCAGCACCAGTTAAACCACTTGCGGCGCCAATTAGTGAACCACCACCAGCTGCTTGATTGGCCATAGATGTGGCTCCCGTTGCAGCCATTGGTCCAACTACTCCTCTGCCTCCGAACATACCGCTAAATGCTCCGCCTGCACCGCCCGATCCAAACCGGCTACCGTAACGCATACGGTTTCGTCGACCCTTCATGCCTAATGCAATTGTTCCCGCCACGGGCATAAATGCGCCCAGTGGTCCCATCTTTGACATTAATTTAAAGACGCCGCCAAGCGCTCTCATTATTGTGGCGATGGCATTAACTACTTTATTGATAATGGGAATTGCTTCAGTAAAAGCTTGCTTGAAACCATCGGACATTTCAAAAAACGCCGTTACAACATTTTTCATAGCATCGCCAAAAGAAGAAAATAGTTCTTTCTTGCTAGATGCAAGATCGGCAAGATTTTTTATGTTTCGACCAAAACCTTTTAATATTTCACTAAATGGTTTACCAAACATATCTATTACTATTCGACCACCCTCACGTAATGGACTTATTACATCAAGAAATCTTCGCGTGTAGCCCGACATTTTGTTATAAACAGAAGTGATTCTTTCAAAAAATCCTTCAACTTCGGGTAACCATTTTCTGTTGAGGTGAACTGCAAAATCGGCAATTTTTTGGGTGGCCGCAACAATTGAATCAGTTAAGGTTGAACCACCAAACGCCAACATATCGGAACTTATCCGGCGCAGGGTTGTTCGTAAAATTTGAAAAACACTAAAGAAGGTTTTTTTCAGTGGTTCTAGTAACTCCTGACCAATTTCAGCCATCTCACCATAAAGTTTTGTCATATACATTTTAAGTTGTGCGAAAAGCGTTTTTTGTACTGCGTCAGCGGCGCCAGCGACACCACCCTCTCTTGATAAATCTCCAGATCTTAGAACTTTGAAAAAATCAGCAGCGGTGCTCATTTTCCCCTTACCCTGATACGCCTTAAAAGCCTTCTCAAACTCTGGTCCAACTTGTTTGGCTGCATCAAGGACTTTTTGCGTAGCTTTTCCTTCTTTTTGAATTAAGCCCAGAAAATTTCCCGCCGCCTGCATTCCTTTGGCTGTGTCACCGCTGGCTACGGCAAAGTCCATCATCATCCTTAACCCTGCTTGCGTCTGCGGGGTAAATGCAGAATTTTTAGCCACGGCTGCGAAGGCTGCATTGAGACTCATTACGCCTGCTGTCGCAAGGGCCGAATCTTGATATAAATTTTGTAGTGCCCCTGTTGCGTCTGCCATTCCAGCTTTTACATTTGGGGATCCCTTAAATCGGAAAGCAAACTGAGCAGCGGTAACTTCACGAAATGCGGCGGCAGCACCAAGGGCAGCAGCACCAACGGCGTTAAATGTTCCTGCAAGGGCTTGCATTGTGACACCATACGATTTGGCTAAAAACCGACCTGTGGCAAACAGAAGGTTGATGCTGGCTAAAGAGATTGCAACAATGGCAAATTCAAGACCCATAGCTATCACCGTAAAAAGCATAATTCTTGCAACTCTGGTAAAAATCTTCATAACAGCGCTGCCGGTACCAATTGCTTTATTAAATCTAGCTGCGGAATTAGTTGCACCAACAAGTGCGGACGACGACTGATTGGTCTGCTTACTAAATAGGGCTGCGCTTCTACTGTTGTTGTTTTGTTGTTTATTGAGTGCCGCTAGCGCCGCCGAGGTCGCGGCTATCGCGGCTGTATTCTTGGTGTCAACATCAATGACTATATTTACGCGCTCGTCAGCCACTAAATACTCCAGCTAGTTTAATTAGGGTTAATAACCCCGTGCTTCACGCTCGGCTTCTTGCCGATCCGCTTCAACAACTTTACCACAAGCAATCAAAATGAGCCATTCTGCGGTGCTTACATTAAGAAGTTCTATTGGGCTCGCTCCAAACGCTTCGGCTAATCGCGCCGCGGTAATGACGCGATTGTCTTCCGCCAGATCATCTAGGAGCGTATCGAGGGGTTTTCAGTACTCTCCACGTTGTCGCCGTATCCAGCTGCGTCAATAATGGCGAGAGCTGCGGATTCAAGGTGTGGATCAAGACCAAAGAAAACTTGGATCGCATCAGGAATGGATTTTTTTGTATTAGTCATTTCAAGAATTGATGGTGAAGCGAACCCGAGGGACTTACCATTCTCGTAGGCTTCTTCGCCGTTCAACCAAATACCCAGCGTTGTGTGTCCAATAACGGTGCAAGCAAATTTTGTTGCATCAATTCCGTTCTTGGATTCCGAGCCACAATTTTTTTGCCAGGCTTTAATTTGTTGCTGGGTGATATTTGGGCTTATCAGAAGTTGCACGCCAGGCCGTTCGGGTACTGTAATAAAAATTTCCTTGCGCTTCACTTTTTTGGAGATTATCCCCTTAAGTTCGCTAAGAACATTTCCATCCAGTTCGTCTGGTGTTGAATTGTCTTGGTTGTCTTGGACTGTATATAGTTCGTCGTTGTTGCTCATGCGGTCAGACTAGCAAACTCCAACTCCGCATGGCGGAACCCTAAAATCAGGGTTATTGCGTTGGTTCGCCAGAGACGGCAAATGTTAAGGCAAATGTTGCTGGGGCACCAGAGGATGAATCACCGTCTGGCTCAGACAACCCAACAAGGAGGGCCTTGGAGTAGATGCGCTCTGAGGTCTTGTCAGCCAAATCACAGTTTGTGTCATAGATTTTGACTTCATAATAGGCTCGACCAACCTGCTTGCGGAGGGTTGCAAGTTTTGTTCGTTCGTCAGATGAGTAGTGCCTGGTTAGGGTTACATCTCCAACCTCAGATGGCGCACAAAGAACCTCAGGAAATTTTGAGCCACCAACATAGATTTTCTCAACGGCGGCTGTAATTTCTCCGCCGGAAACTTGAGCAAAAAACCCACTAATGTCTTCGCCCGTTATATCCTCACCACTCAATGGTGTGATATTTGCAAATATTTGCCTTTGAGCCAATTTCTTCGATGCCATTATCTATTCTCCCTCAGTATTAAACGACCGAAGCCGTCAAGTTTGATTTAACAATTTCTATTTCAATTGTTTCACCAATTGAAGAGATTCGGGCACCAATTTTTGCTTTAATTGTTCCTTCGGCGAGTTGGCTTATTGGATTGATTGAGTCATCAACTCTGACCGCATAGCCTGGGTCAATTTGTTTTCCCTGAGCGTTAACTGCCTCATAAACCCCGCCCGCCACAGCAATTCGATCCATAATCGCAACAAGCGATGAACGAATTTCGGCAAACAAGCTCTTACGGCCATCAATTGGTCGGAATACATGCACCTCAAGAGCACGCTTTGCTTCGTAGGTGATGTAGTTAAGCGTTTCTCTTGCGTTAATGAAACGGAAGTTCGTTACATCGCTTGATACTGAACGAGCACCATAGATGCGTGTCGTTCCGTTAACGACCTTGATTGGGTTTACTCCAGCGGTGGCAAGAGATGCTTCTTGAGATGCGGTAAGGTAACTCTGTGGCTCTGTAACATATACGGCTTCACTTACGGCGCCGGCGTAAACATTCCAAGTGCCAGATGTGTTTTGAACCTGTGCACGCTTAGCAGCAACATATCCCTCGTTAGGAATAAGCGATGTCAAAGTGCCGTTAGGAATTCGAACCCATGGATAAAAGAATGCAGCATATTCTGCACCAGACACCACCGAGTATGTTGCAGCGGTGGTGACTGCATCGTTTACCGTGTCCGTGGAATCAAATCCAAGAAGCGCAATTCTTCCATTTAATTTTGCGTGAGCAATCAAGGAGTCGTAATTGCCAGCTAGATAGAAACCTGGAGCAGCAACTGCGCCCGGCCCGTATGCATCAATAAAGAATTCAAGCGCTTCGTCAAGATCGGTCTCATCAAGCGCGCCACCATCGGCGCCTCCTGTAAAAAGAGCAGCGGCGGCTGTGGCTGGCAATAAAGCCGAAGCACCAGCGTATGCGGTCACATACAATGATGCAATTGCCGAGTTGTTGATTTCATCAACTGCGTTTGCAACCGTTGTGTGTGACTGGCTTGTAAAGACAACTACATCATTAAGTAAAACTTTAACTACGAACGAAGTCACTGGCGAACCGGTCGAAACAACCTGTGCTTTCAATAATGTGTTAGCCCACGCTCCTTCACCAGAAGCGATGAGACCCATTGATGTAGCAGCTGCGCCATCTGCTAATGTTATTCCTCCGCTTGTGGCGTCATCTGGGATCACGCGAGATACGTAAGCTTTTGCGCCACCCTCTTCAAAAAATGATTCGAGTGTTTGATGTACCCATCCGCTTGATGTGTATCCACCGTAAACCGTTTCGTACTCGGCAATGCTGTATACAGCAACTGCTTTTCCTTCTGGGCCACGTGTTGTCACACCCGCAACAAATAAGGTTGCGCTTGGATTGGTCTGAGCATTAGTTGGGCCCGTACGGACCGCTGTTGTAACAACTACACCTGGCATCTCGTCCTCCGTGAACGTTGGAGATAATTTAATATTTGGCTAATTGATGTAAGCCACTTCTGATTATAGATAATTCTTACCCAGTTTTGGCGCAACCTAGTATTGAACTTCCTTGGGTTCGTATCTTGCTGTCGTTTCTTTATTTGTCTCGCTTGCTGCTTCGGCTACAGTTGCCTCAACCACGGTTTCTTCAACCACGGTTTCCTCGACTACGACCTCTTCAACATTTTTCTTTTGAGATTTTTTGCTTACCTTGCTGGCTACGGATGCACTCGTTGCAACAGTGGCGTTGATGGTAACAACAAGACCCTGTGCAAGGCGGGCCTGAGTCGTTGGATCGTTGACCGAAACAACAGCAAAACCGTTTGGCTGCACCATAAAGGGTGGTGTTGCACATCTAAGCAACCTATTGGAAACATTTTTGATCAAGATTTGACCATCTTCAAGCTTGGGATCCGAGCCATCTTCAATTGATTTAAAAAAATACATAGGTTGATTATACATTCAAAGACGCCCCTATAGCAGAACGATTGAGTATCAACTCGTAGTCCTCAAACTCGGCAATAATTTCTCTCGTAATAACCTCTTCCATAGTGATGTCATACCCAATGTACGCACCAGCCAACACCCTGTCACCCTTCAGTAGGGTCAAATCGGAGTATTCTTCTGAAAGTGTTGATTCTTCAACCCTTGCGTCCCTGACGGACGATCTAGAAAAGCAGGGGCGATCAAGTAGGGCTGAACGAACAACGGTTGTCAAGCGATCCCTCATTATTGTCGCCTGTTCTGAGCCATCGGCCCGAACCCAAACATATGTCCTCATGACATAAGTGGCGTTATAGACAGGGTCGCCAGTCGCTTCGTGATAAAACCTAGAAAAAGACTTTGTTGAAATTGCCACAGTAATGATTGTCGGCCAGGAATCCAAAGCCAATGGCTCATAACTCACATAGGTGGCAGGGACGGGAAGGGATATGTCATCTAGACCCCAACCATTTCTATACCTGTTAATCCTCGTAGGGATGTCGTTTTCTAGGAATGTGGTTACATATTCCTTAGCAAACTGCGGACCATACATTAATTCGTCTGGGTTTACGCTTGGCATAATTTACTCTCCAACCACATAATGGGCCGCGTCTTGTGCTGTTGATTTAGCAAAACCAGCTGGTTCAAAAATAATTTTACGCTTAGGCATTTTGGATGTTCCGTATTGATGAAATTTTGCATATTTAACATTTGTTCCAAATTCAGCCCTCGTAGGACCAACAGAAGTTAAGCCGCGACTCAGATTCGCCACGCTTCGGAATAAAGAGCCATCGCCGACGAGCATTGGCCTACCAGGAAATCTAGACATTTTCCATGCTGCGTAGGTCGGGTCAAGCGGAGCCCAACCACCAACTGGCAAACCCTGTGCGGTGAAATTTGCTACGTTGGCTTTTTCGAGTTCTTTTTTGGCTTTAATAAAAATTGGTTCAAATGTTTTTGAACGCAACAACATTCCAGTGAGGCGAAGTTGAACTTTTTTGACACCCCTGACTCTAATGTTGGCAACTGCGGTCAACTTATTCTCCTACGTCGAAAAGTTTTTAAAATCAATAATTCTTTTTCAAGAAAACCCGTTTCAGCCACGGCAACATTTCTTGGATTTAAATCTTTGACACCAACTACATCATCATGCATATTTTGCATTTCTCTAGTAGCGGCGCGAAGAATCATTAATTTTAAAGTCGGAGTGCTTGATCCAATTAGCCCACCTTTATAAGTTACGACAACCCTGTCGTTTGGCATTGCGCCAAAAAGCTCAAGACCCCATCGGTGAACAATGTAGCCACTCCCAGTCGCACTAGCAGTTCCACCAGATGTGTAGGCCCCCAGCGCTGAGCCCGTATTAAAATTCTTCACGTCAAATGTTGTTGATGTTACTCCTAGTATTTCCATTGTGCTTCTATTCCAGTGAGCCGGGGTAATCCCTGTGACTGAAACAGTTTGGGCAAGGGTAAAATTATGCTGCGTGGATGTTGTATACCTTACGAGGCTTCCAACTTCAACCGCATCAGATATTGTTGCTGTCCTATAGGCAAACTCAGCAAGGTTAACGCTGTTTGACGAACTAGATATGTTCACCTTAGAAACAGAGGCGATAGGCGAATTGCGTAGTGGTAAATGTACCCCGGGAACAACATAATCCATTATGTTGCTGTCATTGAAGGTTGAGCTCTCGTTGTCATAAAAAAAACTTGATGTTGGCAGCGCATACTGTGAAGATGGAACCACGTGCTCTTCGATATATTCCGCTTCCTCAACTGGCCTACCGAGATACGCTTCCATCTCGCTCTGTAGTCCAGCCAAAACAAGTTCGGCAGCATCTAGCTGTCTATTCGTAAGCGAAACATCCATGTATGTTTTTAGTTCGTTAGTCGTAACAAGCACGATTATCTCCAGATGACTAAATTAGGCGGATACGCCACCAAGTAAACGTCGGCGCCGTTCCCGGATTAAAGATCTTCCTTGCCCAGCTGCTGTTCTTCTTCTTCTTCCACCTTGTGTGCGATCCGCTGCTCGTCTAAGAGCGTACGCAGCCGTACGCCTCCACCATCGCGGTCTTTTAGTCGGACCAACATTTGGGCCAGGCGGGTTCGGCAAGACGGGTTCAATATCGGGGGTATTGTTGGGGATGACCATAAGCGACCTTTCTATCTATGCATATTTTAACATTAGAATCGGTCTGGGAGTTTATCTATCTGGATTTGGCGGTTTCTCAATAGGTACAGATTGAAGTTTTGCCCCTGCTGGCGCCTCAATTGGAATCCAAGCTTTTGAGTAGGTGTGCTGAGAAAGTTTTCGTCCCTTAAGTAGTGTCCCGTCAAGTAATAGCCCAAATTCTTGATCCGTCATACTCAATTTCTTTTGAATTTCGTAATCCTTGTATTGCTTTGAGTGAAATATGGTTCGAAGAACAGGTGAAACCTGTTTTGCAACAAGGGAGCCCTTGGCCCTATTTAATTGAAGATGCATAATCATTGCGTCAATTTGACCAACATCAACGAGCCGACACGGGACGATTCCACCATCGCGCTCAAGGATTGCGGTGTTATTTTGAGCACAAATCCACCTATGGAATCCATCAATAATTTCCATTGAAGCCGAAGAAACAATTATTGGATATATCCAGCCGTTCTCCTTAATTGACTCAGCAAGAACCTTCATCTCGGGTCCCTGAAGATGATTGCAGCGCCAAGGCGAAGGCTTGATGTTCTCAATTTTTAAATTTTTGTAATCCATCTTGATGCTCACTAAATTTAAACCTGAACCCTTACGTTTGCATTTAGTGTCCGAAGGGCGTCAATGCTGGTTCTCAACGATGACAGTTTTTCTCGCTTTGCCCTCAAAAGCCCCTCGGCAATTTTTGCATCATAATCAATCTCGGATGTTTTGTAGTCGGCCCAAGATTCGCGTTCCTTAATTGAGCCCTTTGCAGACAAGTATTCTTTCGCCCAATTTGCTTTCAGCAGGGCGTCTTTTTTGGCATTGTCTTCTGCGATCTTTTCAAAAGCTTCAGTTTCCTGTTCCAGTAAACCAAGCAAACGAAGCAACTCTTGCTCAATTTCAACTTGGCTTATAGGGGAACTTCTTTCAAACACCATAACTAATCCCCTTTCAAAAGGTTATTAAATTGCATTCCAGAAATTGCAGATATTTGCTTATCTGATAAATCCATCGTTCTGTCCCCTAGAGCATATTGCAACATTTTCTCCAAAACCCAAGCATCACAAAGATCGTCTAAACCTGGCTGTTGTGGAATGGTTGCCATATTTAAGACAGCCATAACAACTTCGTCCTTTGACGCGTTTCCTCGGCCAGTGGCAAATTTGGCCCGATTGGTTGGTGGAATGATTGCTATTTCCACGCCAGCCTCTGCAAGCGAAACCTTCACGACACCGCCAAGTTCCCCAATTGAATGTGCTTGCGAAAACCGCGATGCGTATGAATAGCCCTCCAACGCCACATGCGATACATTGTTTTTTTTAACAGATTCAGTGATCAGATCTCTTATTTCAATAAGCCTGTCTGTGCCTCGTTTTTTTGACCGAATTGAAAAAGGTTCACCATTAACGCAAACGCCAGTTGATGTTAGGGATAGGTCTATTCCAGCGGTATTCATATAGGAAAACTATCATATTTGACCCCCCTCCCAGCCGTGTTTGGCCAGACCTAATTCAAAAGACAAAGCTGGATAGTTGCCAATTCGTGTGTGGCACGGTCGGCAAACACACATTAAGTTTTTGATATCCAAAATTGAGCCACCCTGAGAGCGCCTTATTATTTCGTGGACATCAACACTTTGATTTCGCTTATAAACAGCCACTTTGTCGTGTTTTGCAAACACTGGGCAAGCCTCACACCACGGTCTTTCCCCTAGTAGACGAACAACTATTTTTCTGCGCTCAACATATTCTTCTTCTTTTTTTTTAGACCGTCGACGCATAGTTACTGAAATCTTCCAAATCCGATTCCCGTATTTTATCAAACGACCAGACACCATTTAGTGAGTCGTAAAGCGCAATATCAAGCGGGGTGTTTTCAATCTTGTGGTACGAACTCATTTCTTGGTGTTTACGAATCGCCCTAATAAAAAAAGATCTTGGGTCAGCATCAACATCTGGGGTGGCCACAGACTGTGTTTCTGATAATTTTTTTTCCACATAAAACCTAAACCGTTCAATTTTTTGCTTTCGGGTGTCACCGTGGGCTATTGTGCGAGTTAGGGAATCGTGCGACATATCGCCAGCCTCTGAGTATCTCCTAATGCTCTCTTTGATCTCATAAGAGATTTCGTTTATCTGATCGTTAAGGGTGTCAATCAGGAAATTGAGTGCTTCTTGCCACCTTGAGTTATTGTCTGGTAATTCAAGAAATTTATTTTGAGCGTCGCTTGTTTTGTTTTTTACATTATCGGCAACAAGTCGAGCGAATGTTTCATCATCAATATATGTGGACATTATCTTGTCTTTCTTGTATATATGGTGCAACCATTGTATTTAAAAAAACACCAGTTACATAAGTTTGAAGGAATTGCTTCCCACTGAGATGCGTTGTTGCAAGTTTGAATTTTCGTGTTAACGGTTACGACGGTTTCAATCGCTTCTGCACACAATTCTGGGGTGGGCTCAATTACGCGTCGTTCTGCGTCCTTGAGGTATAAAAGTTCCAGTTTTGGATCTTGCATAGTCTGCGTTTTTGATAGGCAAATAAAGTACAACAGCAATTGAAAAAATTTGTCGCCAAGGTATTTATCTTTTGGTGTTTTCCCTGTCTTGTAATCAGATATTGTGTCACTTCCGTCAATTCTCGCCAATCTGTCGATAAAGCCTTTGATCTTTACGCCTTCAATTTCGGAATTTAATTCATACTCAATTCCCTGCACATCTATGGCCAATGGGTTTTCTACTTTAAAAAGATTCTCGATACACCACCAGGCATTCCAACGGAATGTTTGCATTGTCATTCCCTTTAAGTACGGAGTGACTTGATCAACCCAGTTGCCAGCCGCCCATATCTCAGCAGAAATTTGTTTTGCGTTGAATGTTGTTCGGCCAGTATCTGCGGAGTCGGCATAAAGTTTCTCCATTACTTCGTGTACAAAAACGCCAAGAAGTGTCTCTCTGGTAGGTGGTTCTTTTATTTTGTCAACCCTAGAAAGCTTGTATTTTAAGGGACATTGTTCAAATGTTGATATTGACGACGCCGAAAGATACTCCGGTAATTCCGTTAGATTTGCCACGTTTGCCTACCCCTTAGTTTGTAAACGTATAGCCTCTGACGCCAAGAATTCAATTTCTTCTTCCGTGGCAGAATTTGCCGTTGGAGACGGTTTCCCGTCGGTGTAGTCGGCCCAAAGTTCTTTGAGTTGGTTTCGCTGATCGTCACTAAGTTGTTTGCTAATAGCAAGAAACGCTTGCCATTTATGATTTGTTGTTTCTGACGGCTCGGCAACTTTGTCTTTTGACGCAGGCTGAGAATCAATTACATTTTCAATTTCAATTGCGTCTTCGCTACGAGCAAGATAAAGCCCAACACCTAATGTTTGAGCCGCCTTCTTCAAGGCATCCGAAATAGCGCCCTTAAATTCATTTCCAAGGTCAACTATCGAACCCTGCTTGGTTCGTTTGATTTTTTGACCGCCGATGCCGTCGCGTACCACAACACCATTGGGGCTCGTGTATTGCAGTCGAACATGGGCCACAACGAAGTCAATGTCGGTTGCGTCTCGGTCACACCTAATCACGGTCATTGACCAATTGTTGACACCCAGAATCTTGTTGAGGCGATTGATTACTTCGCTTACTGGAATGTAAATAAGTTTTGCCCCACCTATATTAAGGGTTCGCTCCATCTCCACCGGAAATGGTTCGGAAAGATCTTGGTACAACTCTTTATCACTAGTGTTATTGTTCATCATCGTCAGTTCCTCCTTGAGCTTGACGTATTACTAGACTTAATCCACCTTCGGAAACTTCACAATATGTGTCTGCGTTGATTCCGATCTCCGCTAATTTTTTTACCCGCCAATAGCTTGGGGCGACATATTCAAGAATTTTGATTGCAATTTGTTGATTATCCATAGTCATTTCGCCAGTGTCTATATCTACAGCCATTTGATAAAGTTTTTCGGTTACCGACTTGGCCAGTGTTAGGTGATCCCACTTTTTGCGTGTTGCCCCTTGACGGCGTTCGACCTTAATTCCGCCAGCAAGCGTGTGTTCTGGGAAGTTACCCATAACATCAATCGTTTCTGCGGCGACTGATTCATACAGGGCTTTGATTGTCGCCTTTGCGTAATGAAAGGACAAAGCAAGTTCACAAGCATTATCAATGGATGTTCTATCCATTTCAATTAGATCTTTTGCTTTTTGAGCAAGAACTTCCAGCGCCCTCATTGCAACTGCAATTTCGGTTGAAAGTTTTTGGCATTCTTCGGAAACAGGTGTGATAGGCATACTTTCCTTTTCTTAGGCTAGATATTGTTAGAGCAATATACTGGCTTTCCTGCGCTGCGGCAACCCCAAACCTGTAAGAAATGTGAATGCTCCGACGGCAGAGTCAACTTGGTCGTCGTGATCGCATGCTTCTGGAAAACCACTAAATTCGTCCAACCAGTCAGTAAGCCACGCAGCTCGAACAACACGGATGTTTCCGTTGGCCACGGACGCAGCAAACGGTCTGGCCCTTGTTTCCTTGTCACCTGTTGACCTAACGCCGCCAAAGTCATATCCTGGTAGCACATAGCGTGCGTAGTTATCAACCAAGGCTTTACCAGAAGATCCAGGTTCTTGTTCCATCCGGACCGCTACGGAATGGCCATCTTCGATTGCTGTTTGATAAATTAAATTTTCAACCTTCTCGTTTTTAACTCTGGCTTTTTTGACATCCAAAATATAAGAAACACCTCTGTCAAGCAACATCAGCGTTCCGACAGTCCAGTCGGGATTGGGGTTGCTTGGATTTGGTTCGGTTGCAGCGAGATCCCAGAATCTGACTGCGCGACTGGCGGACTCAACCTGTGGAATTTCACTTGAATCAACAACGACAAAAGATGTTCGGTCAAAACACGTACCGAGAGTGGTTGCCCACCAGTCACCCATTTCAAGCCGGCGACGCTCTATGGGGTCCAAAGCCATAAGTGCTTGCCTATAGGATTCGGCATCAATTCCTGGGTTGTCGGTCAATTTGCTTGGAACAAAAATTCTTCCAGTTTCTTTGCCCTCAACAATAAATCGCTGTCGCACCCAATTAGGGGCAGGGTTTGACGCAGCCCGCATCCGAAGGGGTACCTGAGAAAGTGGGCCATCGGTTGGTCGACGGAGACGAGAAAACAAATATCGGTAATCGTTTTCCCTAATTTCCGTCACCTCGTCCATTCCTATGAATTGGAATTCTGAACCTTTATATCTCAGGTAGTCGTTGACATTGTTTAGATAGCCGAAAGTGACTCTCGCCCCAGAGGGAAAGGTTGCGATGTATGTGTTGTTGTTCCAATGAATATCGTCGTAATTGCTAACCCACTGACGGAACCTGTCCATAAGCGCTCCAGGTAGCGACAAGTCTGCATATGTGCGCCTAAATAGAATTGCGGAATAACCAGGAACATCCACATATTGAAGTGCGGACATTAGTAACGCCGAAGATTTACCGCCCCCCGCAGCGCCACCAAAAAGCCCCTCTAGGGCATAACTTCGCAAAAAAACTTTTTGAGTCAAGGACGCAGCCTCAGGGCAATACAGGGACTTTTTGGGCTCTAGGTATTTTAAAATTTCTTCCCAATTGTCGCTCACGCTTGTCTTCCCATTCCCGTTGCAGGTTCACCTATAGTAATTCGGATCAGAGCTGAATGGTGGTAATCTCGGTTAATGAACAAAAGACGGACTGTAGCCAATTTGCTAGTCGCTTCATTTATAATTATGACAACGATTGGGGCCTTTATTTTTGCACCCCCGCTCGGATTTATTACTTTCGGCGTAACCAGTGGACTCGTCGGCTACCTATTAGGAATGGAATAACCAATAAATCATGGCTTGGAATTCAGAATCTAATAAGCAGATAGAAACTCCATCTGTTAAATCGATTATAACACCAGGCGCCCCCGTTGCGTTCAACCCCAACCAGACTGGTAAACCATACAAAGACTCTTGGGATATTGACCGCGCATACAGAGAGGGAATGCAGCGTGTCGTTTGGGTTAATCGCTGCATTGACGCTATCTCTGGCAATCAAGCACGCCTTCCAGCAATCCTAAGAAAAGATAATTCTCCAGACGGAGAAAAAGTTTCAAAAAAAAGTCACCCAATCCTAAGGCTTTTAAACAGCAAAGCCAATTTTGGGGAAAATTCTTTCGTTTTCAGATACCGTCTTTCGTCTCAATTACTCCTGTCGTCCCGAGGGGCATTTATTGAGGTAATTCGTGGACGCGATGGCAATCCTATTGCTTTACAACTTTTACCACCGGGGCACACCTCGCCGATTCCAGACAAACGAAAATTTGTAAGTGGATTTGAGGTGGATTTAAGAAACGGAACAAAAACTATTATCGCCCCAGAAAATATAATCTGGATTAGAAAACCACATCCACTTGACCCATATCTTTCACTCACCCCAATGGAGTCTGCTGGTGTTGCAATTGAAATTGAAAATCTGGCAAAGATATATAACAGAAATTTTTTGATAAATGACGGTCGACCAGGTGGGCTTCTTGTTGTGCGCGGAGAAATTGACGATGACGACAAAGATGAACTCCGAAACAGATTCCGTGGCAACATTTCACGGGCTGGCTCAATAAGTGTTCTTTCATCTGATGAGGGTGTGGATTTTGTTGACACTGGCGCAAGCCCCCGTGACGCCAACTACATTCAAATGCGCCAAACCACAAAAGAAGAGATTCTTGCTGCGTTCGGGGTTCCTGAATCGGTAATAGGTAACGCTTCTGGTAGAACATTCTCAAATGCGGCAGAAGAGCACCGCGTCTTTTGGAACGAAACAATGATGCCCCATCTTGAATTGATGGCAAGAGGTCTTGATGAATTAGACGAAGATTACTATGTTGATTTTGATGTTGACGAGGTTCCTGTTCTTGTTTTGTATAGACAAGAACGTGAGCGGTATCTTATGCAAGAATTTCAGGCTGGCCTTATTACTGGCAACGAATACAGAAACGGTACTGGTCGTAAATTAGTTGAGTCCGATCTTATGCAGGCTATGTTGGCCAACCCGAACCTAACACCAATTGGATATACGGACAAACCTTTTAATTCCAAAGAAGAAGCCGCTGCTGCAATGGCGCAGGCTGGACCACCACAGCAGGGCTTAACCCCACCAGGGCAACCACCAGGGCTGACTGGTCCCGTCGCTGGAGAATCTGGAATGGTTGGAGAAATCCCGCCACCAGAAGTCGCTGGACAGCCCAACACAATGACCGAAGCGTTAATGGCTGAACGAGAAGCCGAGCGCGGCGCCATAACCGATATGAACCCAGACCGACAAACTGGAGACATACCAAAACCACCAGGAATGATGAGTGGCGAACCGTCGGGCATCCAAACAAAATCTAATAATTTTGCAAACCAAGAAGAAGATAGTTGGGACACAAAATCTGACAACAATGTTGGTCGGTGGACCGAAATACTTGACAACCAACTTGAGCGATTTTTTGAGCGTCAGCAAAGAGTGGTTTTAGAAAAAGCCACAGGTGCAAAAGCAAAAAAACAGATCAGTTCTAATTCGTTAAAAATAGAGACAATTTTTGATGAGGCAGTATGGAATAAGCAAATGATTGAAGATATGCGACCGATTCTTTCGGGAATAGCTGTTGATGCTGGGAGTCTTGCACAAGAAGAATTTAGCATGCCTACCGAATTTGACGAAGCCGAGTTTGGAGAGTTTTTGGATGCTCAGTCAAAAAGGCTTGAAACAACCAACGCCAATACAAAAAAAGAGATTGAAGCGGCAATTCTTATAGCGTCTTCCTTGGAAGAAGAAGAAGACAAGTCTGGATTACTCAAAGCTGCTTTGGTGGCAATTTTTATAAACCTTTTACTTAAAAGAAAAAGAACCATCGCCGAACACGAATCTCAAACAGCTTTCAATGCGGGAACATTTTTAGCCGCAAAACAACTTGGGGCGGTTTCTAAATCATGGGTAACTCAAAAAGACTTAAAAGTGAGATCTGAGCATGTTGCGCTTCATGGTAAATCGGTGGGCTTATATCAACCATTTTCGGTGGAGGGATACAGCATAAGGTTCCCTGGAGACCCACTATCCCCACCTCACCTAACGATCAACTGTCGGTGCAAACTGAAATTTAGTCTAATTTAAGTAAATACGAGACATTTACTTAAATCCAAAGGTAGTTCCGCCACAGAGGGAACATTTCTCTTATTATGGTGTATGCAACTTAGTGATGGGGTTATATCTTGAATAATACAAATCTCGAACCAGCCGTTGCTGAGTTCAAAGCCCTAAACGGCCAAGTCAGCATTGATCAAGCCACTGGGGTGGTTGAGTGTTTTGTTGCAGCTATAGGTAATAAAGACTCGGTCGGGGACGTCGTGCTTCCAGGAGCCTTTAACGCAAGCCTCAAGAGAAGGAAGCCGCGTGTTGTTTGGGGCCATAACTGGAATGAGCCAATTGGGAAAGTTCTTGAAATCTATGAAGTAGGTTCTAGCGACTCACGCCTTCCAGCCAAAATGAGATCTGGTGGCGTTGGTGGATTGTATGCAAAGGTTCAATTCAATCTTGCATCAGAAAGAGGACGAGAAGCGTTTGCCAATGTAAGCTTCTTTGGCGAAGAACAAGAGTGGTCAATTGGCTACAAGACCCTTGATGCGGTCTTTGAACCAGGGCAGAACGCAAACCTACTTAAAGAAGTTGAACTTTACGAGGTAAGTCCTGTTTTGCACGGCGCCAATCAACTTACTGGGACAATAAGTATCAAAGCGGATGACGCAAACAAAGCTGATGGCGATGGGCCGTGTTGGCCTGGCTATAAACAAATCGGGATGAAAAAAGGAAAGAACGGAAACATGGTTCCAAACTGTGTCCCGATTAATGCCAAAGATGAAAAGTCTGTATTGAAAGATCCAGATGGTGGATTGACCGCAGCTGGTCGTGCACACTTCAGGAGAACCGAAGGTGCAAACCTAAAACCTGGAGTTAAGGGCGCAGCAGACACTCCAACAAAAATGCGAAGAAAAGGTTCTTTCTTGACACGGTTTTTCACCAACCCCAGTGGACCAATGAAAGACACCAAGGGACGTCCAACTCGACTCGCCCTTTCAGCCACGGCGTGGGGGGAGCCAGTTCCCCAAGATCGATCCGACGCGCTCAAACTTGCCGCAAAGGGCAGGAGATTGTTGGATCGTTACGCAAACGCAAAAAAATCTGACGACTCGGAAATGCAAGAAAAAACGATTATTTACGCAACCGACGAAATAGGCGTATATCCAGAAATTAAAGATCTAACCAAGAATCACATAAACGATGTTTACTCTGCAAGCATCTCGCTTGCCAGACCCCAAGATTCTGAAAAAATACAATTAACGCAGATACTTTCTCGCCACTTTGGTGGTGTACCACGAATCGTGTTTGCTGACGAAAATATTATCATTGCCGAACTAAGAAGAGACGGCGTAACTGAAACATTAAGGATTCCGTACCATAATCAAAACGGGGAATATATGTTTGGGACAGCGCAAGCGGTAACCGCTCAAACCGTTTACACACCAGTTGATGCGACGCAACCTGGGCAGGTATTTGCTAACACATCAGAATCCTCTGAAAAAATTGGTTGTGGATGTGACTCTTGTGGGAAATCTATGCCCTCATGGGAAACATTCAAAGAGCACAATTCAGGGAAACACCTATTCATTCACAGCGTTGATGACATTGGCTTGTTTAGCGCCATTAACGAAATGTCAGAAGAAAAGCAACTTGATATTGAGCTTCTTGATGTTGGCTTAGCGATCAAAAACATACAGGACATTGATGACAATTTATACGATGAACTTATTGAGTTCATTGATGACTTTGAGGAGAAAAACCTTAGAACGATTAGTCGTGGCACTCGCTCTATCGCTAAAAGAGTGGTGCCATTTAAGCAAAGCGCATACGATGGAAACAGCAATATGCGGGTACAAGACGGCACCGTTCACGAACGGCCAGCAAAACCGAGGATGATGCCAGCCGTTCCAGAAGAGCAACCAGTTCCCGAGAAGGTTCCTGAGCCCGTTCCCGAGAAGGTTCCACAACCAGTAAGACCACCGGCACCACATCGAGATCCCCAAAGACAACCTCAAAGAGATCCACAGAGAGAACCAGCCACACCCGTAACGGTGCCTAAACGCCAACCCGCTCACGCCGTAACTGGAGCTATGGCTGGAGAAATGCCTTCTACATTTTGGCTCCTCAACGAAGCCACACAAGATGCTGAAATCTATAGAAAACGAATGAACGGCGCCACCCTTCAAGAAATGGCCGACAAACTGAAATGGTCAAGGAAAAAAGTACGCGCGGCCGAACAAAGACATATGGCAAGAGTGAGGGCAAAGAAAAAAAAGGTTTTGACCGAAAGTGGGGTTGAATCAAAGACAATTGACGACGACCTTCAGATTATGCTCCCACTTGCCTCTATTTTTAAAGCCAAGTCATTGATTGATGGGTTTGCTGATGTAAATGGTTTCACTCTCAGCGCAAACGATGATGGCATTTTGATTAAAAATATTTCGTCAATAGATAAAGAAATTATTCAGGAAATTGCCCACATAGCCGCAAAGGCAGCGGGCACTCGAACCAACATTCCAGGTCGCAGACGAATGGTGCAACAGAACAACCCCCAGATGGGTTATCCTAAAACTGGTGGTTTAACGGCTATTTCTAATAAATATAATTGTATGGTTTCCGGCGAAAAACGCATGAAGCCATGCTCTGGTTGCGGCAACCCTAAGGGTTGTCTGTCAGAAACTATGCAATTTAAAAGGAACAAAAAAAATGGCAAATGATAAGCAAGCAATTGTAAAAATTGATTCCGATGGCTCATTAATTTCTTGTGCTAAAGGATCAAATACTGCTGATTGTGGTTATGTGCCAGATGCTAAGATTTGCGCAAAGTGCGGAGCGTTGGCTGTTCAAGCCAAAGAATATGAGGAATTGGCTATGAACGATGAAGAAATAACAAACGAAGAATTAAATTCGGAAAAGCAAATGGTAATGCCAAGGCGCAAGCCGATGGTTGCCACGGCTCAAATGTCCGACGAAGAAGAAGAAGACGACGAAGAAAAAATGTACGAGACGATGCCAAAAAAGAAAAAGAAGCCGGGTATGCACATGATGCCTGACGGCACCATGATGGCAGACGACGACATGCCAAAAGCTGTGCAAGATATGGAAGAAGAAGACGAAGAAGAAGACGAAGAAATGATGGACGCACCAGTTACTGCTCTGGCGGAAGATGACGAAGAAGAAGAAGAAGAAACAGAAGAAGAAGAAGAAGAAACAGTAGATTTAGAAGAAGAAAAAATGATGCGCAAAAAAATGCGTGCGCGTCGACTTGCGTCTTTGGGTTTTAAGGCCGAAGACTTTGAGGAAGATCCATTCATCTGTGCATTTGACAGAAAAGTTTATCCTTCTGGCCACGAAGTATGTGCGAGCTGCCCAGGTGGTTGCGTTTCGGAATCAGGTATGCCATCACTCCTTGAGGTTGAGGGAATGGTTGAGGATGCAATTAGTGGAAAAGTTCTTGACTCTGGATACTCAGAAAGAATTGACACCTTCGTTCTTGACGTTGAAAGAAAAGACGGCAAAGGTGTAGAAGTCTTTGTTGATGGATCAAGCGGCGAAATTGTCGGCTGGCACAAATTAGAAATGGATGCCGTACAGTTCAAACAAGCCAACGAAGGCAGAGTCGTGATCGGATTCACCGACGCAGCCGACATTGCAGTAAAGAGCGTTCAAGGTGAAGTTGTTGCAGTTGAGCCAGATATTTTTGAAGGCTTTGATGCTTACGCTGTTGAGATTGACGGTATTGACGGAAAATCATACGATGTTTTTGTTGATCTTCAGGGAACGGTGCTTGGGTACGATGAGTACACCCACGAAGAAGCTTCAGAAATTGAAGCAGAAGCCGCAGAAATTGCACTTAAGCGCGCATATTCAGATGATGAGAAAGCAGACATGTCCAAAAAGGGCTACGCAATGAGCGACGGTTCATACCCGATTAAGGATGAGTCTGATCTGAGAAACGCAGTTATGGCTGTTGGTCGCGCAGAAGATCCCGTAGCGGCAAAAATGCACTGCATGAAGCGAGCTAAAGAACTTGGTCGCGAGGAACTCATTCCGCAAAGCTGGGCAATGGAAAAATCTGCTGAGACAACTCTGGATGCCGAAGAGGGGAATTTCCTTTCGTCTCTTATGGAATTTGAAATACTTTCAGCCGACCTTGACGGGGACAGCGGTAAAACAAATTAATTAAAGCACGCACCCAAAGTGCGTTACTTCATTCTGGTTGTCTTGTGAGATGATTGAATATGGAGGTCGCCACAGAGAGCCATATGGAAAATACAGAACCATTTGAATGCTGCCCATCTATCGGGCGTAGGGTGTCACGAACTGTCCCAATCAATAACAGGGAACCCGCAACGGCCAAAATCAAGTCTGCCAACCCCGTTGATAGGATTTTTGAAAAACTTTCTTCAAAACCCTTAAAGCCATTATTGCCATTCGGGGAAATGTTATTCAAAGCCGACAAGGATGAAACCCAAAAACCAAATCGGGAAAAAGCAACAGTTCCAGAAGATAGTGTTAAGCCCTATAAGCAGTGGTTGGAAAATTGGGAACCTGGCGATCCACTCCCTTTGATTCCACCAGGCTTCAGGGCAAATTTGTGTTCCAATCTTGGTGGCAAACTTTTAACAAGTTCTGAACGCAAAGAACGCCCATTGTTTGCGCCAATGAATGAATCCGAAATTGCCGCTTACGGTGAAAAAAGTCTTGGCTCTAGTCTCAAGGACACCGTCTACACACTTCGAGCAATGGTTGCAAAATCAAGAGGGTTATGGGTTGACTCTAAAAACAAATTGCGATGTTCTTTTGGTCCAAATGCCAACCAATACACCGACGAGTTTGGTACCAATTGTTTGGTGCCAGTCAAAATAAATGCACCTGAAGCCGTATCGTCTGGAGCAAGACTGGGACGTCGAACCGCCACAGCAGGAGTTGTTGGCGCAATGGATGCCGGAGCAAGAGATTATCCAGACGGCTATGGCTTGGGGGGCATTGCTGGTGATAGGGAGTTTAGAACACGAGGTCGCGACAACGTGGCGATGGGTGAAGAACAACGTCGTCAGTTTAGGGACGGACTTTTTACCCTTCCAAGCGGTAAGCAAATTACCCACTACAGAAGAAATGGGTTTTGGGGAAGCACTATCGGGGATGAAGGTCGTAGAAACTTTTTAGATTCGGTTCAAGAACTTTTTCCAAGCGTAGATCTCAAGTCAGCAGGCGAGTTTTGGGATGGATTAATTACTGAAGAGTCACCTCTCACTACTTTGCAAAAAGTACAACTTGAAGAAGTGCTTGAAGGATTTTTTCAAAGCATGTTTCAGGAAGCCAAAGCCAATCCGGAAGAAGCCCGATGGATAACAGCTTTTAAAATTGATATGAGCATAAATTCGGGCGCAGAGGTAAAACTTGATGGCGATGCGGTATCTGGTACAAACAAAAAGGGACAACGAATTGCCAACCCCAATGAACCAATAAGTGAATCTGGATTTACGTTTGATATGAGTTTCAATCCAGTTGAATTGTATTATTTATATCAAGGCGCAAATGTAGATCAAAAACATACAGCCGTTGGAAATATGATACAAAGCACAAGATCGTTTGGTCTATATACAGCGGTACACGAATTTGGTCATATAGGTCACTTCTCGCGATCAATGGCAAATATGGGATTTACCGCAGCCACTTTGGGTAGAACAAAAAGTGGTTCATGGAAGGTTGATCTACGGAACATACAAAACCCAAACAATCTCCCGCAGGTTGCCCGACTACAGGCAATGGCCAACAGACTTGAACAACTTCAGACTAGTTCACGGTGGACGGTTTTACCTAGCGGTCAAAGAGTCCGCATTTATGCAAAAGATGTCAAAGAGGCAGTGCAAGAATTTTATGGCGAGCTGTTTGACACCGTCACGCAAGACTTGGGCGGAACGGATCAAGACTTTGCGATCCTGCAACGCTTTACTGGCTCAAAATATTCTCGAGAAAATAGATTGGAAACAAGAGCTGAGGCTTGGGCCGCAGTGAGATTGTTTGGACCAGAAGCAATAAGTAAATTTGCAGAACAAGAATCCGCATACCAAACCCAAAACCCTAGATTTTTCCCAAATCCAGAAAGTCCAAGTCAGATCCAAGATCAGGTATATCAGGCGATGGATAACGTGTTCGGCCCCAAAACACGAACACAGCGGCACGAAAGACGAGACGCTTCAGGGTTTAGCCCGGTAACGGGAACTGCTGGGGCAGTGACAACACCAAGGGGTGTTTCGCGTTTTATGCCCACGAGTTTGCGCTCATCACAACCAAACAACAGACCCAATATACCGATGCGCACACCAGGGCAAAACACCCCCGGTGCAAGTGGGCCAATGAGGGGCAACATATCTGGCGTTGTGGGCGCAATGGCGAATCACGACAACAATAAAACTATCATAAAATATAGACCAGACTCAAAAGCTGCCGAGGCAAAAACAGCAGAAAATATTGTTGACATGCTTGCGGCGTCAAAAGTCCTTGACGAACCCATTGATATTAAACGTTTAACCATTGAGCAAAGAAATGCGTTAAGTAAAATTGTAGAGACAGTAGGAACATCAATTGACACGCAGGAGGACATTAGTCCAGACAATTTAAGCCGAATATCTCTTAGACCTAGCGGATCCCAACTTATGGGTATGGTCACAAAAGCTGGTGAAATTTTTGCAAAAACCCAAAAAGCAGATCCAGATTTTAAATCTCGAAAGCGTTTAAAAAACAAAAAAGACAAAGTTGCTCGATACGAAAAAGCCATAGCGGATCTTGAAGATGTTTTGAACAAATTTAAAAAAGGTAAAGACAATACCCGTCTTGCTCAAACTGCAACCAAGTGGTCGTTCGGCTCTTGGGGAAGTGAATACGTCAGCGATATTTCCAATTCGACTTCAGAAAAATCATTTCTTGATGCCGTCAAGAGAACACTTGATGTCTACCGCACCAAAACACGGACACTAAAAGGTGATATAGCGTTTGCTCCGATCTTGATCCCTGACTCCAGAGAGCGCAGGATTGACACTATGTCCAACAAACGGATTGTTAATGAAATAAAAAACTCTGGTCAAGAACACATCCTTGGAGTTCTTTCAGGGATGGATCAAGTTAATAAAAGATTTCCTTGGATGAGGGGTTCTTCGGTAATTAGTTTTGGGATACGAGGAAGGGCTCTGGGTCGGAGAGCCACATATGTTCGAGAAGAGCCACGGATTGCAGAAGTGGGTAAATTTAATGGTGGTCAAGCACTTACTGAGGGTTCTGGTACTGGCAAAATACTCCCAACAATAGAATTCACGCTTATCGCATCAGAACCAGAATCAGAATCGGATTACGTTTCGGAACCAAACGATCGCGATGTTGGAAAATTTGGATCGACAAGAGTAAGTTCGGCCAATCTTGCTTACCACGAATCAGGGCACATAGTTGAACAGGTGCTTATGGCAAGGGGATTGGGGTTGCAGGTCGGGCCAAATTCTCCAACAATACTTAGGCAACTCAGAGATGTCGGGCCAGAACTTGGCGACACCGTTGCTGGTGCGTTGTTTGCTTTTAGTACAGGGAAAGCCCTTGATGCCAAAATTGATTCACTTGACTCAGTAGACGAATTGGCTTTGGTGGAGAGTGTGGGTCAAAGAGTATATTTGGATCTGTCACGGGATCGAACTCGCGGCCCTTCAAATTTCAGAACAAGATTTCTCTCTGGGTTCTGGACTGCAACTGAGACCAAAAACGGTGTCAAGACGGGAGAGTGGACTTATTCGCCATGGCGAAGAGGTTTGATTGACCTGGGCGGGGATTCCAAAGATGTACGCGCAGATTTTGCGTCAGCAGAAAAAATATTGAGCGATGCCCTAGGTTGGGATATAGACGAACACCCAATATCAAATTTACAAGAATTATTAGTTCAGGCGGAGCAAACATCCCTTTACGCTCAAACCAGTGAATCTGAGGCTTTTGCTGAACTATTTGCCCTAATGATGCAGATTGAGCAATACGGACAACTTGATCCCGACGGTCAAAATTCAAAAAAACCACAGCAACTGGCAAAAATGATGGCGGACGCAGTGGATAATTCCGTGTCTCACGATAAGCCTGTTGCTTTGTCTCTCAACCAAAAACAAGAATTGCAAAGATTGCAAAAAAAATTAAATTCGCTTGCGGTGCTTGCTGATGGAAGCCGATTTGACGATACTGATCTTTCTACGGAAAAGCGTTCTAGTGACAATCCAGCGGTTGACACACGACAGATAAAAATAATTGATTTAGATAACGAATCAATATCTGGAACGGATGTTAAAATACCGTATGAGTGGGAAAACAGCAATGGCCTAATTGGTCGAATGGCATCGTTCCGAACTTCAGACGAAAAGAATTTCTTATTTGACAAAGACGGGAAAGTAATCTCACCCAAGACGGGGAGGCAAGACGGTGGGGTTGTTGGCCGTATGGCTGATCGAGTTGTTTTTGTTGAAAGCACAGAGCTGGACAGCCTTAGATTTGCCCCCAGATACGAAACACCAACATTCACAAGGAACGGCATCGTGGGAGTGATGCACGATGAAACAAATCTAAACACAACAACATTTGCCAAGTTGAGGGAACAGGGTGAAAGTTTTAACTCTGCATTTATTAGGTCTGGAGGAAAATTACAAAAAAAACTAGTTCCCCTATCGTCAAAACCAGATACTGGGTTACACCCAGTCAGCTGGAATGATAAGACTGGCAAATTTGACATAAGTGGCGAAATAACATCAATCACGATGGCGTCAGACTCGCCCCGTGGGGTTGTTGGCCGCATGGCTGACGAACATGGTTTTTCTGGAGAACTTACTCAAGTGCGAAACGCATTTAAGCGAAACATAAAACCTCCTGAAAGAATTTCAATACCAAGTGAATGGTTTATTCAGGATCCAAAAATAGATGCCGAAAAACGAGCAAGACAGGCATTCCCGGATATACACATGCGCTATGAAGAACAATATGGTATGCGTCGGTATGTGCCAGCCACTGGCAAATTAAAAGATGATGCTAGCCCTGTCGATAAAATGCAGGATATGGACCGTGCTAGTTATTTTATGTGGCGCAAATACTGGATGCCAAGCGTTGCTTCCGCAAAATCCGAACTTGGAAATGTTTTATATTATTGGCGCAACAGTTACTCCCAAAGCAGGGCTCTTGCTCTAGCTGTTGGTGGCTCTTCAGAAGGTATTGCAGAAACATACAGAGAAGATGCAGATTTTTTTAAAAAGGCTGAAATCTTAAGAAAAGCCCTTGATGTCGCCCCACCAATGGGTACAAAAACCTACAGAACGATGCGCCTGACAGATGATGTTGGCCAGTCGGCCAATGTTGGTGATGAATTAAATTTTACTGCGGCATCTGTTGCTTGGAGCGAAAAAACCGCTATGGCGTACGATCTTGACGAACTCAGTATGAGGGCCAATGTTCCAGACAAAATACTGATGGAATTTCCAGCCGACACCCGAGGTATTTTACACGACGAAATGGGATTAAAGCAAGAGGGGAAATATTACGCCAAGAATGGGGATCAGGCACCTGTTGAGGGAATTGTTTCGGGAAGATTTAAGGTATCCAAAATTGAGGAAAGAACTCTCACAAACCCCAGAACGGGCGAGGATGTCAAAAGAAAAGTCCATGTTCTGGAAGCGGTTACTGGACGTATGTCTAGCCCGCGTCAAATAAAGTCAAATATTGAAGATGCATTTGATAAAGCCGATCTAGACATAGATATTGCCGACGAGCGCATTTATGGCCTTGAAAAAGCCCTTGCTGACTTTAAGAAATCTGGATTCTGGAATGGTGCTGACTACGGAGTAGTGCTAGGGCTTGGAAATAATATTATTGACGGAGATAGTCGTTTTGATTCAGATATTGATCCAGCCAACCTAACCCCGGATCAACTTACAATACGAAAAGTGTCCAGAAACGACATGGTTGAGCGAATTGAAAACAAAATAGAACTTGCAAAAATCGAAAGTCGTTTAAGAAAACTCATAGCAGAAAAAAAACAAATTCGTGCATCGCAAAACACGCTTGATGTTGAGGATATTCCAGAGGAAATACTAGAACAACTCCAGCGTGAGCAAGAGGGATTAGAGAAGTTGTATCAGTCCGACCAGAAGGCATTTTGGTCAATAGTCAACCCAGACGATAGTGAGTCTATTGCTGCGGTCCATGCAGGCGTCGCTGAGCTGGATGGCGGGGTTCTTAATCCAAACAAGACAATGGGCGGGGGTGGGTCGCCAGGATCTAGCGGTGACACGCAAGCATTGAACGCTATGCAAATAAGAAAAATCAAAGATGAACTCAAAGATGCTGAGGGTGAAAAGTTTTCTCGTTTATCAAAAATTATAGAAAGACTTAATGAAAGTCCAAAAAGCGGATTTTTGTCTGCTTATCGACTTGGGCAAAACGCATCAGCCGGAGACACGAGAGGCTATTTTGCAAGATACTCGGAGGATATGGTTCCCAAGGAACTTCACAACGATGATATGCGGAAAAGATGGGCGTCCCTAGCGAGGGGTACGCAGTATCTGTTTATCGGAAAGAAAGATCAAGACGTCACTAATCTTCTCGGCGCCAGTGATGAAACTCAAATAGTGGGCATTAATCCACCCCTGTTTGGATTGTCAGAAAGAGCAAATAGTTCATCTCGCCAAATAGACAAAGTGAATCTGGCAATATTTGCTCGAGCCACAAGACTTCAAAGCCAGAGTGCCGACGTAACACCATCTTCCGTTCTTGATTTTGACGGCGTTGGTGGCTTGGTTGGCGCAATGGGCACCAAAAAAAATAAAAAGGGTAAACGAGAATTGCTTTACGAAAGACTAACGAACGCTTGGAGGACCAAAGATCCCTCGGACTGGACCGACCAAGATGTCTACTATGCGAGACTGGCTGGCGTAACAATAAGTGAAATTGCGGAAAGGTTGAATATTCCCCGGTCCGAGGTGAGGCGCAGAAGAAGAAAATTTGTGAACAAACAAATGAAACTTCGCAATACGAATCAAACATCACTGAGCGTAAACCAGGTTCTTAACGATGATATTTTGGCTCGCTGGGGATATGGCAGGGGGATCTTAAACAAACCAGTGGATGACGGATCGGTTCCTCCCGTAGTGGGACAAATGACAACAGGTCCACGCGATTGGCCATCGTATGGTAATTTTTATAGCGTTTTAGGTGTTGACAGAAATTCGAGTTCTAGGGATTTAAAAAAGGCATATATAGAAAAAGCAAAAATACTGCACCCCGATACAGACAAAACAGAGGGGGCAACAGAAAGATTCAAAGAATTACAAGCAGCCTATGAAACCCTTTCTGACGACGTAAATAAAAGAATGTATAACGAATGGCTTGACAGACAGGGGGTCGTAGACGAGACACCAGAACGCAGACCAGATCCATCAGACCCAGAAACGACTGAAGGAAATGTTCAGTCAATACTGAATGATATGAGGCGCGCGCAAGAACGAATGAGACGGAATTCCAGACGATGATGGTGATTGATCCGATTAGGTTGCGGATAAATCAACTCAGAAAAGAAGGACTAATTATGGAACGCATATTTTTTGACGATAATGAATTACAGGTTTTTGGCCCAAAGGGTGACCTGTGGCTTGAGATAGAGGACCCTGAACAATTTAGTTCAAAAGACCTCAAAATGTTATGCAAATACGAGCCAACAAAAGAAGAAAAACCATTAAGAATTACAATAGAAAACGCCTCCGTATGGAAAGAAAAACTTATGAAAATTCGCAATTCGCATAAGGCAAAACAATGGAGCGAGTGGAGTCTTTAATGCCACAAGATGAACTAGTGCTAATATTGTTCAGGGTTGAGCGTGCCTCCCTGTGCCAATTTAAGAGGCTGATAAATGGTCAATAAAATAAATCAAACATGGAGCATCAAAATAGTTGACTCATCAAACGATGTGTTGCAAGAAAAAGCGGGCGGGCCAGCTGGGGCAGTGATCCCACAGGAACGTATAACCGGAGATGTTCTACGTGGAAGAGGGCCTAGGAGGGGCAATCTTGAGCGCTTGCTTAGATACTGGCGACCAATTATGAAAAAACCTGGTGGTTTTAGTAGGTGTCGCGTCATCCTCGCAAATCACCCAGAGCTTTATCCGCTTGAAAGAATTTGCGCATGGCTTCATCACGAGACCACTGGTTTGTGGCCGAATGAAGGATGCCATCATCCAAACATGAAAAACTGTAAAAAGAAAATGCGCGGCGCCGTTAGTGGTTCGATCTGGAATGACAGTGAATTCAATGCTAGGTTGGCAAAACTTCGTTCTCGTGGCGGAAGAAAAATGCTTCAATCAAGTGGCATCAAGTCTTACGACGAACCGTTTGAACCAGTAATTACACAGGACGATTTGTCTCACGGAATTAAAGTTTTGCGAGACTTTATTGAAATGGAACCAGAATTTATTAAATATTTGAATAATGACGAAAATTGGGAACACGAGCACGGCCACATAATTGAAAACGGCCAGAAAGTAAACTATGAAGACAGTCAATTTTTTGGAAGCTGATTGCTGCTCAGCCGCAGTAATTAGACGCCGAACGCTTCTCTCTGGGGCCACGGGCGAACCCGATGGCATATTTGAAAAGTCACTTAAATCCGTGTCCGCAAAACAACGCTCAATCGAATTTAAATGTGAGTTAGCAAAAAGAATCATCAACAATCCCGAAAAATTTGAATTTGATATTGACGAACAAGAAGAAGTTCAATTCAAGGTAGGCACCATTACGTCGCCTGCCCCAGGTATGCAATATATTCAAGGCCTTGGTTCTTCTGTTGTTCCGGGAAACCTAACAAGATATAGACGACCAGTCAGATCAGCAACGTGGTCTGCTTTAACCCCAGGTGGCTCAAACCGTGGAATTCTTGGGCGACTCGGCGCCAGCGCATACGGAGCCGTAAAACCCGAGCGTGGATTTAGGTGTCAAGAAGGATTCCAATTTGGCGGACAATTCACCAATGAACAATACTCAACATGCGGAAAACAAATTTTTTCACTTCCAGCAATGTTGCTAGGGAGGGCATTTCGGGGATCTTTTTCTAAGCCAGGGGGATCAGCCCGATATCAATCTCTTGCTTATGGTTCTTACAGTCAGCAGATGTACGAACCATCGACATCGATTTCAAAAAGATCACCGGATATTCCGAAGGTTGGTTTGTCAAAATTAAGCGTAAGAAGTGATGCCGAAAAAGCCGTTTACGATTCGTTTGACGGCGTGGATCAAGCGACTGCACGCCTTGTAAGAAAAGATGGTTTCGTACTTGAACCAGTTGTTTCACCAGCGGTTTTGAGAACCGTTCCAGACAATAGAAATATGGAAAATGCAACATATATTATGAGCGTGTTTTCGCCTAAAGAAATTGGTAACGACGAATTGGGTCTTTTGTCAAATAGCGGAGTGGACAAAATTGCGTATGTTTTCCCCAATGGAGGGTTTGTTGAACTGAAAAAAAATAGAAAATTGACTGTTGGTGAGAGACGAAAATTAGGCAAAACAGTATCCACTGCTCAAAAAATTTCAATAGCAAAAGATCCAACCGTGAGATTAAAGTTTGTTTCGTCCGAAATGGGAGACGGCATCGGATATGTTGAAAATTTGAAAGTAAAAAATCCAAATGACTTAATTTCTGTTGGTCAAAAAAATAGATCTAAAAAACTTGTCAGAAGATGGTATTACGAGGTTTTCGCAAAAAACAACAAACCAGCAAAAATTAAAAAAGAAACTTCAAATACGTCTAAAGAAAAATCAGTAGCCATAACCACCCTTGCTGGCGCAATAAGGCATCTAAATAAAGGTGGGGACATATCAAACGTTGCTCCATCTATGAGATTTTTAGCCCTAAAAAGAAGTGCGCTTTATAAGCAAAGAAAATTTGGTAGCGGAGCCAATCTATTTGAAAGAGGCGATGGACTCACTCTGTTTGAGATTAAGCCAAAAAACGATTTTGAACACATCTATGCAGGCATCACCGCCGAACTACAACAATCGCTTGGTGTGGCTGCCCCAGAAGTTTACTCACTTGGGGCAGGACGGCAATCATCATATTTGATCACTCAGGCGCAAGATTCCTTTGGTAAAGGATCAATCAATCGCAATTCATTTGAATCTCTTCCTATGGAGGACATGCTCGCAATCACGGTTTCGGATTGGCTTATGGACACCAAATTACGCGACCCGTCAAATGTTCAGCCAGTAAAGATATCTGGAGCGGTGCGGGCCGTACCAGGATCAAATCCTGGCGCATCCTCATCAAAGAACAGAACATCAGTAAGTATGCCAGATTTTTTCAAACGAGATCTAAGGGATCAGTGGAAAAACTATTTTGAAAAACTTCAAAATAATCAAAAGCGAAAAGTACTTGAACTTTTGACAGCCCTGCTTGAACGCGCATCAAGCGTCTCACCGAAGGAAATTGCCGCCCGTTTGAATATTGACAACACACTCTCATCAGCGGAAAAAAAACAAATAGATATTTACGACAACCTTTATACAGCAAGGCTTGGTGCGTTGCGTAATTCACGCAAACTATTCAGTAAAATAATTGGCGCAACTGAATGAGCAGTCTTCTTGTTGTTCGCGAACGCGACACTTTAAAGCCTTTTGCGGCTGTTGTTTCATCCCCTTCTGGTTCCACTGCACTTGGGGCGAATCAACACGGCAAAGCCTGGGCCGATTGGGTCAATGCTCAATCGGTTTCTGTTTCCGAAATATCAAAAATGCTTGACTTTACATTGACGGCAGAAATTAAACCGTTCAACAAGGTAGAAATAGAAAAACTTACATCAAGTTTCTCGAGGGAAGATATTGGTCAATTTAGGTCTTTATTGCTGAATAAAAAGTCGTTAGTTATAGTTAACCAACCACAAATACAGTTTATTGAAACCCATAAACCAATAACTTTTAATTTAATAAAATCGTCAAATTTAGTTCCTGACGAAAACGCTTTCAGCGATGACGATCCAGATGAATCCGAAGATGTAAATCAATGGCCAATCACGGATATCGCAATAGCCGCTATTGATGTTCAGTATAAAAATGTTGCCATTGACTACAAAGCAGCAGCTTTTCATCTTGACAGAAAAGTAGGAAAGTTACTTCTTGAGGTCAAAGGAGCCAGAGCAATTTGGGATCCAGATGTGGCTGACGGTCGGGGTTCTTGGCGGTGCCCACCCGAAACGACCGCAGCTGGACAGTTCACAAACAGAATTGGGGCTGGGTGTAGTTGGGGGTTAATACGACGAATAGGTCGGGGAATTTTGGCAGCGGGACAAGGTATCCCTAAGTTAGAAAAACTCGGAGCAGGACTTGGCGCCGCTGGTGAAGCAAATCAAAAAAGAAAACTAGAAAAACAAAAAAATAGATTGGTACGACGAATTGATCGAACACCCGCAGCACCAAGACCACCGTTAAAAGGACCAACAACAACCGCACCAGCAACAGTCTCGGCGGTAGCACCGAAAACACCACGGGTTCCAGTGAAACGAAGAGTGGCTTCCAGAATGATGAGGCCGCTAAGAGAAATGACTGAGGCTGCGGAAACAGCAGAGAGGATGGGTTCATTCTACTCAAGGAGTCGCCGTCGTAGAAAACTAGAAGAGGCAGGAGTTTTGCCTGGACCAACCGTGGGCAGCGATGTTCTGAGATCCTTTGGGGTTGATGATCAGTTTAGTGGCGGTAATGACGTCGTTGATGCCAGATTGGCTGGTTTGACTGGAACCTCACGCAGAAAATTTAGAAGGGTAAAAAAACTTCTAGTTGATAAGCAAAAAATGCGCAAAGAAGTTGAAAGACATTTGAGTTATCCACTGGACATAATCGCTATGGATTTGGCTATTCCCCTCAAGAGACATGATGGGAATATTGATGGCCCAGTTGTCATAATGAACAAAGAAAACTATAGGCCAATTATGGCATTCGTTGATGGCGGAATTGATTTGTTTGACGAAGACGGAAAACATACAATCACCATACGCAACAAACCTGGTGTGAGTATGTTTGAAACACGCGATAAGCCGGACGATGGAAACTGGGACGATGCCATCACTCCTTATGGTCTCTTTGGGATTATGTTTCAAGCAGGTCTTAATGGTGAGTTTTCAAGGGCATGGTTTGCAAATTCACCAATTGCCCCTAGCAATATGCCGGATAGTCCAACTCCAGATTTAAATGCTCCCCCAGGTGTCAACCCAAGGCGAGTGAACAGTGCGGCGTGGCCGTTTGGAAAACCCCGTCGGCTAAATACTGACGGATCGGTTGATGACAGACTAGGTTCGCTACAGAATACTGAAGATCGTGCTGGTGACATGGCGCAAATGATTGTCAACGCAAGATCAACATTGGATGTATCCGAAAAACGCGTTACAACAAATTCTGATATCAAAAAACTAATTGACAATAAGGTCAAAGAGGCAGAAATACAAAGGTTATCTGGCATAGAGCAGGTAGCTATTCTTAATGGTAAATCTCCGACTCATTCCAATACTTATTCACAAATAGTTGCGGTTGGCGATCCAGCAAACGGAATTGAAGCCGAAGAAACATGGGCGAGAGCAATACCAGGCAGTGGAGCAACCGATTTGATTTTACTTAGGGTTACTACTGATAAAAAAGCAAAAAGTCAATTTTCTTGGGGAAGTGCATCTGGTGGTTTATCTCAACCGCTTTTTTCAACAATTGAATATTTTGATAGAAACGGAAAAGTTATTGGGTCTCGAAATAAAATGGGCGTGTGGGAACTTGATCCAATCAGAAAGTTGCGAGGTACGGCTCCGATAGATTCTCCTTTGGCCGACAGAGATGGATCTGCGGGGGGACTATTCACGCGACGAAGCGAACGACGAAGCGAACGACAAAGCGAACGAAAGATAAGAAGAAATATCGCAGGCGGTGGAAAAAGAGTGCGCGCAGAATCAAGACGTGAGCAATTCGCAAAATATCTTGCGCGACGGGCAAGCAGGATTGAGGGTCAGCCAATTGATCCAGACGATATGCCAGAATTCCTATGGACTGATCCAGCAGGAACTACGCAACGACCACCTCGAGTTATTCCTAGCTCCACAAGAACACCTACTCCAAACCCTCAAGCGCCACCAGGTTCAAGTCCAACACCTGGTGTTGGTGTGCCCGACAATAGACCAGATTTGTCTTTATTTCGGCGCGCTAGAGCACGTCGAATTCAACTTTCAAACACTGGAAAAACTGGAAAGTTTTACGCTCAAAGCGGACAAACAGCCGGCCCGTTTGCTCCAGCTTACCTCACTATGACGAGACCAGAACAGGTTGCCCTGAATGCAGCGGCTCTTGAAGCCTTGGAAGATCTTGATTCAAGATGGAGAAGAAGGCTTGGGGTTGCCCCAACAGATTTAGCACCACTGGATGAAGACGTGATGTTGGCGTTTATTAAAAAAGTAGAGCAAGGCGATGCAACAACACCTGCGGACCCAAGACGCGCAGGAATATATAAAACACACCTTCACAACTTTCTTACCCTTTCGGAGATGGAGCGAAATCAAAGTTCTCTGGGTGCTTTTGACAACCTAAATGACGTAAAGCCATCAAAGAGAGTTCAAATTCTTGTAAATGCTGGGCTTCTTCCTGCGGGAACAACTCCTGGTAAATCTCCTTCAAGGAAAAAACCAAAGAAGCAACCACCACAGCCACCAGGCGGTGGAACTCCAGCCCCAGTTACACCGACCCCAACACCATCGCCGACCCCTGCGCCAGCTGCTCCTGCGCCAACGCCAACCCCTACGCCAACTCCTACGCCAACCCCGACTCCGACTCCAGTTACCCCGACTCCGACTCCAGTTACCCCGACTCCAACTCCAGTTACCCCGACTCCAACGCCGCCGCCAGTTACTCCGACAAATATTGTTCCAGTTGCGCCAACACCAGCAAATACACCAACCCCAATTCCGTCAACGCTTCCACAGGCGCCAAATATTGTAACCCCGACCCCAACTCGACCACCTGTTCCGGCGGGGACGAATCAACGTGGGGTTGGACCAGTTGGGTTTTCCTTACAGCAACCCGCAGCAGTGGCGCAGCTGATCATTGACTCTAGGGGGCAACCTATTGCTTCGCCGTTGCCAATGTCCGCAAGGGTGCAAATTGCAGCAAACATTCAGGGTAGTGGGCCTGCTCTGGATTTGAGCGCCATAGTTGATCCAGCAAACATTCCCGCATATGACTCAAATAGTTTAGATCAATTTGATTCCGTGAGCGGTGTTTTGGTTAACAAAGCGACAGGTTATGCGGTTGAGGATTATTCACAAGTCAATATTCAGACAGATAACTCCGTGGCCGAAACCGCCGCACAAAGTTCCAATCCATACCCCCCTTATGTCAAACAAGTAACCACCTATCCAGGGGTAAATTATGACTGGACAAAACCTTCGCAAGTTAAGCAGCGCACATATTTAATTCCTGGTGTTCATCCCAACTCAGTGGCAAATTTTACCGCTGGAGCAGAAATTCTTCGTGGCGACCTTGTAACTCAGGGCAAGGCTGGCGACCGCGCAGATGCAGACCATCTACGGTGGGGAAGAGAATGGGTTTATGTTAGGCATCTTGATGCAAACGGCCAGCCAGAAAAAAGAGCTGTCTTAATGGCACGACAAAGATTTGACTGGCGGGGCACTCCCTATGAAGAAAATTTTACTCAGCTGGATGAAATGGGATTAGTGGAAGATCCCGCCAACGAGGGCTCTAGTGTTCCAGTTTACGGTTACTACGATTATAAAGACGCACACATGCTCGATAATGACCCCACGATGATGGCGGAAGAAGACGAACTTGACGCGTCTGGCAACAAGACTGGTCGCAAGGTTCCATCACCGGGAAATCCAAAACCAGTTACTAACACTAATCATAGGTATGCAACCCGGTTTTCGGCAAGAGCAGACGGTCAGTTAAAGATAGCTTCGAATCAAATCAGAACAAAATCAGGAAATTTGAATGGTAGAGGTAGGACTAAGACAAATAGCTGGTACAGCAGTGAGGAAACGGCTTCACCCAAAGTATTTTTGACCGCAGTGAATACGGCTCTTCGATCAGACTCACCTGATGACTGGGAAAAAGTTTGGAAACTAGGTGCGGACAGAATTGCCTACTTCCAAGAACGACGAGATGCAGGTTTGGTCTCATGGCGCAAGTCAAACGATTTCTCCGGATCAAGGGCATCAGAGCAGAACTCGATGAAATCAATTCAGGAAATAGTATTTTCTGGTGAGCAAATGGAAATGACTCATCAGATTTTAGAGCAACACATAACACCTGAAATTTTTGACAAGATTCGAGAAGCCGAAAGAGAAAAACGTGCATATAATGCTAAAAACAGAAACAGAAGACGTGCGCTTCAGGAATTGCTTAGAAGCGGTGCCTACAAGAGAAGAAATAAACCAATAGCGAGTGGATTGACCCATGAAATAAGTCCAGATCGCGACGCTAGCGGAAAATTGATAAGAAAAAGAACTGCTCAAGAAATACTTGAAGCCGTTACAAGACATCAAGCAATTGGGCAACTTGATACAACGGATTTAGATACAGGCGTACCAATGCCAGTAGTGCTGGACGATATAGATATTGACTATCTTGAATCCATAACTCTGGCCTACGAAACAGGTTCTTTCACAAGAAGGGGCTCGCTAACCGAGGAGACCTCATCTCACGCCCCCTATGCAGCTGCGTGGGAGGGAGCGGGGTTTAGTGAACCACCGGTAGTGATTGCCAAAGAGGAAATTGCAGATTTAGTTGCGGCGACAGAATTGGATGGCACACCATCCGTAATGCCAATTACTCGAGGTATTGAAAGCGATACCGAACAAGACAGATTAACACGAGTGAAGCAGTTTGCCGAGGGTGAAAGATTTATCGTTGGTGAAGGGGGAATGGCGTATGGAAATGGAGAGAATTTTTCGCTCAATCCAAAGTCACTCGGCGGTTGGCACAGCGATTCGGGCGGATCAATCACGGGCTTCCTACCCAAAACGGCTTCGGTAGTTTTGGTGGATGACGCAAAGGAGGTTCAAGGGATGGTTCATGAGGCCGTTTGGTCCCTTGATAAAGCAGTAAGAACTCCGCAGGATGAAGGGACAAGAGTTACATACCCTAACGGGAATACGAAACAAATTTTTGAAAGCACACACGGCTCCGTAACATCAACAGCAGCGGGCAGCATAGACCCCAATGACCAAATTGCTTTTGATCAAGAATTGGCTCTTATTAAGCTTCAGAATAGAGTAAAAGCGGGAGGCACCCTGCGTAGTCAAAAGCCAGCTACTCAAGCGAGAATTGAGGCCCTGCGAGACAAAATGATTGATATATGGGTTGCGCTAGAAAGATCTTACGACAGAAGCGTGCTAATGAGTGACCCAAAAAATATAAAGATTCGAAATGCTCAACGGACAATTATGCACGCCGACTACACCACGATGGCTATTTTGCTTGGGTTTGACGCCATGGTTGCCGGCGGGAGAAGTGGTGTTGATTCCGACAAAGGTAATAACACCAAAGAAATCTTAGAAGCAACAATTAAAATCCACGGCAGAGACACACGAGGAAATAGTGGAAGTGTTGGAAGCACTAATCATATTATGATTCTGAATAGATCCGCAATTATTGTCTCTAACGATCCTTGGCATGTTGATGACTATGTTGAAACAATAAATCAAGTGCTAGATGTTAACGGTCAACCAATATACGCTGTGAAAAGTTGATAAAAACTATGAAAAAGAATCACATATACGAATCAAATCTTTCAAACGAAGACGGATATTTAGTTCAATCAGAAATCATTTCGCAAGCAAAGGCGATTGCAAACTTTCTCCTTTTTCCGCCATTTACATTTCTTAGCAATAAGAAAAAATCCAAACAAATCTACGATGACCTAATTGAGCAACGAGAAAGTCTTCTTCGTAGTATCGGAAACAAACAAATATCAATCAAAAAGATCTATCAGGATATTGTCAATGATCATAAAAAACTTTTTGACGATGCTTCGGCATGGATGAAAAAGTCCAACAATGACCATACTGTGGCAGCAGAACTCTTTAGAAAAAACAATCAAACACAAGAAAGACTGGTTGCGTCGGCTGCCGAAACCCCAGGTGGGTGGATTCCATGAGCCGACCAATCAAGAGAAAACTTAAGAAAAAACGAAGAATTACTGGCGAGAATCAAAAAAACAGAAAAATCTGGGAAAACCTAAGACAACGAGGGGTTCGGTCAATTGACACCCTTGGCGATGGAGGTCTGGTCAGTGGTGGGTCTAATGACTGAATTAAGGATGTACTATTGTCTTACTACCCCAGTAACCACTGTGTGTTACTTTTTTGTGGACGGAATTAATGGAAAGTAAATCACTCATTACAGACACCTATCCAATGATTGGATTGGATGAAAAAAACATCACTGGTAAATCACGCCGACTTCGTCCGACTGATCCAAATGTATTTAGTAACCCCGATTCAGCCAGGGTGAGGGCTAGGCAAATTAATTGCATTGGAATCCGAAAATACAATTCCACATCTGGCGGTTATGTTTGGATGCCGTGCACTAACGAATCCGACTACAGAAGACAAATGGGGACAAGCCATTCGGGTCGACTTCAAAGACGCCGAGAGATTCAAGATGAAATTCGAAGGTTCGTTCGGGGTAAAGGCCACGATGATGTAGATCAAAAATCTGGTGCATACACAAAACCAGAAATGCGCGAGAAAATTAAAAATCGCATTATGGCTGGCAGTAAGGGCGGGAAGCCAGGGCAATGGTCTGCACGAAAAGCTCAATTGTTGGCTCAGGAATATCGTAAATCAGGTGGCGGATACAAGGGTGGCAGAACAAGAACACAAAGAAGTCTTTCACGGTGGTCAAAAGAAAAATGGACTACATCTAGTGGTAAGCCAGCCAATCAAAGCGGTGGGATGCGACGATACCTACCTCAAGCGGCTTGGGCAAAACTGACGCCAGGGCAAGTAAGGGCAGCTAATAGAAAAAAAATTCAAGGTTCAAAGCTTGGTTCACAATATGTGAGAAACACCGAAGCCGCTATGGATGCGGCGCGGAGTTCTCAAAAACAAATTCTTGAATTAATGATTTCAGAAAAAGCCCTTGGACGAGGCGTTGGCTCATATGCTGCTTCCCGAGCAATAGATAGACCACGAATCGGAAGAAAAAAGCGTGGCCGTGGAATTATTGCTACTGGCGGTATGCCAGGAAAAGCGAAACCTACGGGAAGCCGAATTTCTAGGGACGATGATGGTTGGGCCGACGAAGGCACAACGAATCCTGTTTGGGTTGGTCTACCAAGCGACAATCCACAAATGATGCCAGCCGTTCCGGAAGAACAACCCGTTCCAGAAAAAGTTCCAGAGCCCGTTCCAGAAAGAATTCCACAACCAGTAAGACCACCAATACCACAACCATCACGACCAAGAACGCCATCAGTACCAGTACCCACAAGAGTGCGCGAAAGCGCTGCTGAAAGAATGCGGCAGATTGATAGTCCTAATGTGGTAGATCCAGTAGTCGGCGCATTCAGGTTTAGATATAAAGAAAATTACCGACTTATAAAGCAGTCAACGGATAACGGTGCCAAAGTGCTTCAGGGTGCCGGAAAAGGGAGTCATCTTAGACTTAGAAGAAGAGTTCCCGATGGGACTGATGGCGTGATGAAAAATATATATACGACCGTTAATGGAACGGTTGCATATGACGCTCTTCGATTTCAGTTGATAGAACAAGGTTTTATTACGGCAGAGCAAGTACCATACAAAGCCGAGAAAAAAATAAATACCCTTAGCGCTATTGATAAAAATATAATTAAAAAAGTATTAGACGACATGATAGAAGCAAAAAATATTAAATTGTCGTCGGACGGATATATAACTGAATTCCCTGGAGTTAGAGCAATTGCGTTAAGGGTGAGAGAGCAACTTCAAAGATCAATCTCCACAGAAGACATTGCAAATTTTTTGCGCAATGAAAAACAAAACCCTGTTTTGGCTCAAGCCATAAATAGAACGGATAGGAAAATCCAAGAAATAGGACAGAAAGAAGCGGTCTGGAGTGAGTGGCGCGAGTTAATTTTTGAAAGACTTAGAAGTGTTGGTATGGCTGAAACGCGCCAACCAATACCCAACCCAGAAACCCTTGACTGGCTTAACGGACAAGACCAAACAGATATACATACGTTCTGGAATGCGTGGATCAAACCTGAAATTTTAGCCAATGAAAAATTGTACTCAGAAGAAATACTTGATTTTGTTAAATCGCATAAAGGCAACAAAGCACCAAAAAAGATTTTATCAAAGGATTATTTGGGTGTTAACCCTATTGACTCCCTGTCAAGCAATGATCGGGAAATCTTTTATGGATGGAATCGTTCTCTGGATCTTGACAGAGATCCATTTTCGGGAATCAGTTCAGAGGTATTGGATAGTATTTATCTGGATCTAAATCAATTACAAGCACAATCACCACAGAGGGGTGTCTATTCGGATACAAATATTAACGCCGAGGTTCTTCAATTACACAGGGAGCTATACAATGCCGAGTTGAGTCCTCAGTTTTTTGAAGCAATAACCACCCCAGATCGCAAAGTAAGCGCACAGTTTTATGAATTTGCGGTTTGGCGACAAAAAGAAATTGACGCTGGAAGATACGTAGACGACATAGACGATATGGGCGACGTAGTAGGTCCAGTGATTGGCTCAATGGGGTCGGGCCGTGGTGATGGCAGTAGGCGACGTATCAGAAGAAGCGATTCAGGTGGTGCAGTCGGCGCAATGGCCGCAACACCAGATGACAGGCGCAGAGATTTTGCAATCAAAAAACGCAGATGGCAATCAGGAATCATTAGCCAAGCAGTGCTTGATAATCAAAGCCGATTAGAGCGGGTCAAGAATGACCCAACCAACACTGAAACAGCGTTGTTTCCAGAATTTATGAATAGATTCCAATACGCGGAACTTCAATCAATAACAGGACTTGGGGCTGGACAGGCTTGGGCCCACAGAGTCATTGACGAGTTATTTGGGGAAATGGTCAAGGAGTGGGGACCGAACGAAACTCTTGCGTACGGAGAACTCAAGCCATTCAATTTGTGGGATTCCCCAATGTCGGCCCTCGACATTGAAAATTTGGAAGAAAACAAAAGAACAATTGCCAAAGAATTTATAGAAGAAGCGATCAAACTTGACCCCAATAGTCCTTTTGCCCAATACGACATCAATCAAATGGAAGACAAAGATGTTGATATGTTGTGGAAAGTTTTCATAGTTCCAGAACTATTAAAGACGGATGGTATGGCGTCAAAAGAACCATTGCCATTTGTTTTGGATCTTAACACCGCCGAAAGTTTAAGAAACTATGCCGAGTACAGAACAATGAAAAGACTTGGTTTGGAAAATGGTGTTTCCGATAAGGAGTTTCAGGATGCCATTGATGAACTATTTATTGAGGCTCCGGCCTATGAATTTAGAAAGTTCATAGAAGAACTCAATGAGTCATACGACAAGTTTAAATCAACTGGATTATTGCCAGGTGATTTTTTGCATACCGAATTAATAGATCCAAGCACAGACAGGTTTTATACAAAAGAAAAATGGCGGGAACTATTCACCGAGGCCTCCAACAAATATGTGGAAGTGAATAATGATTACTTTCCGAATGTTGAACGTAATAAAGCTGGGGATGCCTATATGGGTTGGTTCAACATAGGGCTTCACTTGGGCTACATCACCCCGGAAGACATAGAGAATGGCAAAGAACAAGCAGATGATTTAGAAGAGATAGATCCGCTTCCAGATCTTGATCCAAAAGATCTCCATTTCGATCCCAGCGACTCAACAAAAATTAGAAATATGCCTGGGTTTGGCTGGATTTACAGGACATTTGGCACCAACGCAAAAAACTGGGCATATTCGCTTGCTGAAATATATCATCCATACGACATACAGCAAGAGCGATATACGCCAGGGCTCAAAGAAGAAATTGCTCAATTTGATAAATATGACTGGGATAATTTGTATGAGTTAATTAAGAGAGAAGAAGCTGGCGAAACGGAACAAGATGAAGATCTGCCTTTTTCTGGGAAAACAAGTAGATATGAGAAATTGAGAGAACAGAAAGGTAAAGCAGCAAAGGCTCAACAAAAATTACTTGATGGCAAAAATGCAACTTCTAAAGCGCTAGTAGATTCCATTTGGGATTTATTTACCACCGACGGATTAACAGACGAAGAGATCGCCGCGAAAATGCAATATGAACCACTAGTTGTTTCAAGTGTACTCAAAAGAGAATCAAAAGCACGAGGTCTGGCGAGAGGCGCATTTGATAGTCAACAAAAAATAAATACGCAAGGAATGAAAAATAGAGAAGATGCTTTTCAGGCGGATTTAGTTGCTGCGGAATTGGCTCGACTTAAAAAACTAGGCACAAATGCAGACGGTTATTTGGATGACCTACGTAACTCGCTTGAGAATTACAAAAACATAAACAAACAAGCCAACTCATCTTATAGTCGAGAACGCGCACGGTTTGCTTCTTTGGCAACACTTGGTCGCAAGCTTGTTGAGGGTGCACCCGATGGACGCAAAGAATGGGATCCCAAGAAAGAATCGGCAGCCTCTTTTAAGAATAGATGGTTGAAATATATTTCTCAAAACCAACCAGCGCTTGCCTTGATTTCTGCTCAAATTACCGCACAGGGCTGGGATGAAGGCGGTAGAAGAAGTGCATCAAAACGAATTTTAGATCGATCTAGAAGAATGATAGATCAAATAACAGAAGAAATTGAAAAAATAGAGAATTTGAAAAAAATGTCAGATGTTGAAAGGATACGCGCACGACATCAAATTGTTTCGCTTTCAGCGGCTAGAGAAGCTGCCAAAAAAGCCGTGCAGGGTCTATATCCCAAGTTGACCGAGGATGAAATTCAAACACTGCTTAATGATGGCGGAGTAACCGGAAAAATGGCGGCTGGTCTGCGTGGCGCAATGGCCGGCAGAAAGGCAAAAAAATTAACAGAATACTCAGAACGCAATCGCTGGGATAAACGTGGCGCACTAAGAAGAGCGGCTGATCGTTTTTCTGGAGCCAAAGCACGGCCAAGCGTAATGAGGGTCGTGGACTTGCTTGACAACCCAGACAATGTTCTTTCGGTGGGAAATCAAAGACCTGCAAGAAGCCGCAGAAATATAGGAACTGCCGCAATTGATTCAACCCCACGAATGGACAAAATGAGGGTTACTAAACTGCTTGGCAGAATTAACAATCAAGATTTTGGTCAAAAACGATCCAGCGCAGAGCGTGCACAGATAAAAGAATTAAGGCGCAATGCTAGAAAATTAAAAGTAAATATTGATAGATATTTTACCGCTGAAGACGACGACGAAGATGTTAAATGGTCGTCCAATGATTGGTCGTATGCTAAAAAATCACCGATTCGTGGTGCCGATATGGTTATTTATCGCAAGAACCCAAACATCAAAAACCCCGAACAAGCAATTGAGGTTTTGGTTATATCTCGCAGGAGCGGGCCGTTTACTGGAGCAAGAGCCCTACCTGGAGGTTTGAATGATGAGGGCGAAACGCTGATTGAGACAGCCACTCGAGAAATGAATGAGGAAGTTGGAATTTCCGCCGATGGAAGAAAAGTAGTCAACCTTGGGATTGTTCAATCCAGAGACTGGGATCCGCGTTTTGTTGAAGGAGTAACCGTTCAAGGTATTTCAATTGAGGTTCCATACGAGCAAGTTGCTGTTGCTGGAAGCGACGCAATGAAAGCCGATTGGGTGACCCTAGGGGAATTAATCAACGGCGACAGTCATATTGCTTTCGGGCACGCATCGTTTATGAGAGAGGCTTTTCAATCACAAGCACCAGTAACTTCTGAAAAATTGGCTATTCACGAAAAAGCAGCACGGATCAGAAACAGGCGTCTGATTGAAAAAATTAACGCAAAGAGGTCACAGGCTGGACAAAAATTATTCCCAGTCGTATCTGATGAGGATGTCAGAAATTCATTTGACGTTATTCGCCCTACGGATCCACGGTATATGGTTGCAAATGACCCCGAGTCTGGCGTCCGTGGCGCAATGGCTGGAAGATCATCGGAACGATACGACATCAGGGTAAACGATGATAAAACTTTCAGCATAATTGATACGCAAAACAACAATTTAATAATAGCTGGACCATTCCCAACCCGAAATCAAGCCCTCTACGCAGCTATCAAAAAAGACAGAGATCCAAGTTTTGATCCGCAAAGATGGGTAAGAAAACCTAAATCTACAAAATCAAAAAGAAAAAAGAAAGCAAAAAAAACACGAACAAAAATAAACGCAACACAAGCTCCTGTTGAAATCAACGAGCAACTAAGTTTTGATGACATTTGGCGTCTTGAAAAAGTAGACAAACAAACTCAGGGTGGAGTGACTGGGAAAATGAGTGCCCCGGAAATGCTTGCAAAAATTAATATGCAGGCGCCAGACGGCAGCAATGTGGACCCAGATGCAGACACCTTGAGCTCCCATTCGTGGGATAATAAAGCCAAGGGTCCTATGTCTGGGGCCGATATCCCTGTAACACCTGCTCGACACTCCGAACTTTGGGTGCCCTATACAAGCGCCGTACAAAGTATAGTTCCAGATTCCGCAGCAACCGCCGCACCAATATTTTTCATAATCGGAGGGCATCCTGGTTCTCTTAAATCATCGGTTAGGGAAATTGGAGAAGCGGGTATACCTGACAGAACAAAAGCAATAACAATTGACCCCGATGAAATAAAACTTGTTATGCCAGAATGGACCCCTATGGGCAACATGGCGGGGTCGTTGACCCATGCGGAGAGTGTTCAATTGTCCGCATACACACTCTCTGAAACGGTTGCCGAACAGGTCGCAAAACTGAAGTTTTCAAAACAAGGGAAAGATATTGTTCACGACTCAATTGGGCGTTTAGAGAGACCTGAATTACTCAGTCCAGCTCGCGCCGCGAAAGACGGTGGCTACAACGTTGTGGTTTATTATTTCATAACCGACAAAACAGAAGCAGAGAAACGAATATCTTACAGAGCGAAAATGACTGGTCGGCGTGTTCAGGCTGGAGCCTGGGACAGCGCCCATTCTTCGCTAAGAAATACATTTAGGGGTCTCACGCAAACAGTCAACCAAAGCCCAAATAGGGGCGATGTATCAGGGTTGGCCGACGTTATATATGTTTACGACACGAGCAACGCTGATGACATTAAGAGGATTGCCGTATGGAGCTCTAGGACCCTAGATGAGCTTGAGTTTATGTTCGGCAAGGCTTATAGACAGGAACTTGAAACGCAATACACTGCTGCAGCCAATCAAGGACGCCGTACAGCGGGTAGCGCTGGTCAAACATGGCGATTAAACAATGCCAATTTCAGACTGACTCCTGCCTCTTACAACATTGTCCCTTAGGGCAATTTGATGAAAATAAAACCCTAAAACCCTTTGTTTTATTGAGTTTTTGCTTGTTGTTTCGTATGTTTTGATCTGTTAAACTTGTCTAGTAATCATATAGGGCTCATCTCCTGAAGTTGTTGCCCACATCAGTTCCTTAACCACACAATCGAACACAACAGGAGTCCTAATGCAATCTTGCGAAACTGGTTACGCTTTACCCCAAAGAAACTGCGATGTTTTTTTGCTGTCCCATCCGCCTTCTAGAGCGAGCAAAAATTGTTAGTTGCCGTAAGGGTAGTACTGGGGTCAATCACCCCGCTAATGCTCTTTATTGCTGGCGTGTTTACCTTAGATAATCCCGAATTGGCGTCCCCCAAGCCCCCCGCATTGGTATCTTTTGAGCCAACCACAACTACGGTCAATAAGCAGTTATCTGTAAGGTCTTTTGAGGTAAAAAAGTCTCCCACAATCGTGTTTGCGCACGGCGACATTTTATGGCTCCCTGCCCTTGCGGCTGAGGCTGGATGGCCAAAGCATACATGGAGAAAACTCGGACAAATCATTCTTCGAGAGTCTGGTGGCTGTCCGAACCGCCGTGGTGGAGACAAGGTTGACAAAGACTGCAACATCACAGGCGTGTCCGAATGGAATCACCGATCCGACACAGGATTACTCCAGATTAATGGCATCAACTATGACCTATCAAGAAACAAGTGGGCTGCGGTCTGCCGAGAGATGAACATCTGTACTCAGGCACCACTACTTGACGCGCTCACCAACTTGAAGGCAGGTCTGGTCCTGTACAACCTGGCAGGCTTCGAACCGTGGAATCCGTGTAATTGGGATAAAACAAAATGCCCTAAGAAAAAGCCGTGACATTGTTTTGTTAAGATATATATAATTATATTATCTACTTAACCTGAGAGCTGTTCCGCCGGAAACCAAAAAGTTTTGTTACTCTGATATGTAGACATTATTTACTAGGTGCTCACCTGAGTCTTCTTGTCAGTAAAAATATCAACTAAACAAGATCCTGGAGGATCATAAAATGTCAGAAGATCAATCAAGAGTTCGCGAGCTTCAAACAGCATTGCGAACAAAAATGGCGGACAACAAGTCAATCGCCGATTCATTTAAAATCGAAGATGGCACAGTTGTTGTGTCAACAGAACAAAAATCAGCATTCGACAAGAACATGTCGGACATCCGCGAAATCAAGGGCCTCATTGAGGGTCTTGAATCAATGGAGAGTGTCTCGGCTTGGGCTTCAGAGCCACAGAGCGATTCAGTTGCAGCACAAGAGGCAGCAACCCCAGTCGCTCAAAGCTACGGAGTAAAGAGCATCGGTCAAGCGTTCCTTGACTCACCAGAGTTCAAAGCTTTGGGTGGCGGTCGTAATGGTGTGAACATGAATTCACCATTCAACTACAACGTCAAAGATGTGTTTGCAGCAATGCCAACATTCACTGGCACGCCGCTCTCGAGCGTTGATCAATTTGGAACATTCCAAAAAGATCCAATGATTAGCCCACCAACACGCACAAAGCGTATTCGTGATCTTTTCCCAGCACGCTCGACGACAGCTGCCGTGATTGAGTACTTCCGTCAAGTCGGTTACACATCGCCATCGGGTCAGACTCCGCCAACAAACGCTGCTGGTATGGTCGCTCAGCGCTCAAGCGATGGGACGGCATTTGCGGCAAAGCCACAGTCGGGATTGAAGTTCATTGGCCAACAGGCTCCTGTTCGCACAATGGCTCACTGGGAAGCTGCACACAGAAACGTTCTTGCTGACGAGCCACAACTACGCTCGATCATCGACAACGAACTTATGTACGGTCTTCGTCTCCTTGAGGATGCGCAGTTGTTGAACGGTGATGGAACTGGTGAGAACCTTCTTGGTGTTCTCCAGACTCCAGACATCCAGACTTACAGCTGGTCAGCTGGTGCATATACACCGGTACCAGACACCAAGGCCGATGCGATTCGTCGCGCCGCAACCTTGAGCTTCTTGGCTTACTACGAGCCAACAGGCGTTGTGTTGCACCCAACAGACTGGGAGCAGATGGAACTGTCAAAGGATCTCAACGGTCAGTACTTGGTCGCTATTTCGGTAGCCCTCGGCGGAACACCACGCTTGTGGCGCATTCCTGTTGTGGAAACTCCAGCAATGGCGGCAGGCACAGCACTTGTTGGCGCCTTCGGTACAGCTGCACAGATCTACGACCGTGACGGCGCAAGCATCCGAGTCAGCGAACAGCATGCAGACTTCTTCGTCCGCAACGCAATCGTTGTTCTTGCTGAACAGCGCATGGCTATGGCGGTCAAGCGTCCAGAAGCATTCGTTAAAGTAACATTTAACGCAGCCCCAGCCGCACCATAAGCATAAGTAATTCAATTCAGCGTTAAGTCAACGCCCTCGTCTGAACCCGCAAGGGGGAGGGCGGGGGCTTTGTCTTTATCCCCATCACGATTTATATATAACACTGTTGATGTAATCTATAAATATGGCACTTAAACCAATTAGAAAAATTATGTTTGACCCTAATGCCAAAAATGGGGACGGCGATTTTACGGTTCAGGACAACACCGCATTTGAAAGACCAGACCCACGAAGATCTGGGGTGGTTGGCGCCGTTAAATTCCAGACGCCTCAACTGCCACCAAGACCAGCATCGCAACGCCGCGAGGGGGGTGGGGGGCCTGCGTTTATCTCTCCAAATAGCATTAAGAAAAACGGAAGACTTAAAACTTCAGAAATTTTTGAAGAGCCCGCAATCAAGGCATTAGACGAAAAACAACAACTAGCTTTTTTGGGTGTCTCCTCGTCGGTGTTAAAAAAATTAAAAGAAAAAGACTCATCCATAGATGGTTATCTTGCAGACAAAATAGCCATAACAACATTCGGAAAGCACCCAATAGATATATGGGGAGATCTTTGGCTGGATGAACAAATTCTCAACCCACAAAAAAATAACAAGCCGCCAAGAATATTAACTCAAAGAGAAGAAGAAGTTTTAGATCTTAGGGCCACTGGACTCAATGACACCCAAATATCCAAACGACTTGGTATAAGTGGAGAGAGAGTTCGTCAAATAAAACTGAGTGCCCTAAAAAAGAGAGATCAATTTTCCTTAATAGAAGACGATGAAATAGATAGAAAAATAAAACCACAAACGGCTAGATCTGTCGCCACTTCTATCTTTTTGGATACTGGCACAAGCCCAACTGGTTTATTGGGTCGCATGACAAGTGATGATCCAATAGATGACCCGATGTTTGAAAGCCCAGCAGAGCGAGAAGATCGAGAACAGGCGTTCGGTGACTTCGTTACTGAAACCCTGCTTGCACCCTGGGAACAGAGCTTCAGTGAAAGAGAAGGCCGGAACCCAACCGAAAATGAGTTTTTGGATCACATAGACTCACTTAAGCTTGACGAAGTTGCCAGCGACTTTGAATTAGAAACAGGTATTTCGGCGTGGGGTTTAGAATTTGACGAGGAAGGTAACGCGTTCACGGCCGAGTGGGCTCATGCTGGATTTGCGTCGGAAGATGAATACGACCAATGGTTTGACGGCCCAATGAGCGACATCATTGGAGAAACTCGACCTGGCAAAACACAGGGATCGCTTTTTGATGACAATAAATGGGAAGATTACAGAGAGAGCGCTCAATACACCACATATGGTGGCGATCAGGATTTGATAACTAGAAACTCGGAACAACATCAAAAGTTTGCTGAATGGACCGCAGGCAAGGATTGGAAACAGTTTCACAATTCGCATTTTGATTGGTGGGCTTTTCCTATTGACGAGATGTCCAACACATATGGTCAACAATTCGCAATCCCGCCAGAAACAATAACAAAACTTAGAGCAGACCGAGATTTCCAAAAAAAACTAAGCGATAATTTAACAAATGCCGCAAGAGCCTATGGCTGGGATATTGCGGAGAAGAAGTGGATAGGCGACGACATAAGAGATGAGAGTCAGGTACCAGGACCCCTTAGTCAAATTCGTCTTTACAAAATGGCCAGATCGGCTCTTGTTCTTGGCCACTGCTCTCACTTTAGGTCGCTTCAGAGAATGTACGATAATTTAACATCGTTCGGTTGGTACAAAGGTCAGGACGAAGGTTTTTGGAGCAAGGATCACCCTTGCACGGAAGCGGGATCTAATGTAATCGGATCTATGGGTGGGAACAAGCCAGAGAATGTCACTGGGGCAATGGCTGCAGGGGATGTGATTGCCGCTAGAAAAAAAAGGTCAGCGTCAATCAAAAAAAAAATAATGAAGTCATTATCAACACTTTTAAAAAACAATAAAGTATTGCCTTTTGATGCGGGAGATAAGGATAACTACAAAAGACTACGCGAAATGGGGGCATCTGTAAAATCAGCCAAACTGGCAACAAGTAAAACCCCAATTAGTTTGTCGGAATTTGCAGATCCAATAGTCGCAACAAGCAACTGCTTTGACGCGTCCGCCACGTTTGGTGGTCTACTTATTCAAAAGGGTATAGCAGAACAGGGTGAGGTTTGGTTGAGAGAGGTGGATGCACCTGGCTATGCCGATGACGCAGGAACGCACTATGTCGTCCATATTGGACCCAAAAACAGTAAAGATGCGATCATAGTTGACTTAACTTTAAGACAATTCTCCCCAGCTGCGGATTTTCCTTGGATCGGAACGGTGCAAGAATACAAAGAATTAGGATACAAGACACCAGCAAACGATCTAGACGAAATGAATTGGAACACAAACAATCCAGGAGACGAGCAGGTGGGGTGGCCCCCAATTGGTACCCGTTTTGAAGAAATTAACCCAGATGGAAGCACGAATATGGTTGGGCTTAATTTTGGTGTACCGTATGAGGACGGGGATCTTAATGAAAAAAAATAACCTTAAAAGCGAATATGGTTCTGCTGGTTCTAGGGGTGTTTATTTTGCCCGGATTAAGCGCATATTAGATTTCAAAAAGAAAAACAAATAAATTAAGGACTATATGGATAACAGATTTTTTTACTCAGCAGAAGTCAAGAGGATCGTTGATGGGGACACCTTTGACTGCGTTATTGATCTGGGCTTTGATGTTTTAATTAAATCCCGTGTTCGACTTTACGGGCTGAATACCCCGGAGTGTAGAACCAAAGATGCAGTCGAAAAAAAGATGGGCCTGAAAGCAAAGGCTTATGCAACAGACTGGCTAACCGGACATAAATTTGTTTACATTAAAACAGTTTTGGACAAAACAGAAAAATATGGTCGCACGCTTGCCAATGTTTACTCATCTCCAAACATCGAAGATCCGACCACGGCTTGTCTAAATACGGATATGATTCAGTCAGGAAACGCCAGAGAATACTTTGGGATTGGAGATAAAACATGGACGGAATTCAAAACGAAATGATGGACGAAGCGCAATTTCAAGAAATAATGGGAGTACTCAACGGCATAGTTGAAAAGATTAAACAACTAGAAAACGCCGTTCAAAGAAACTCGCCATCGGTAACACAGAGACTCGTGGGCATTGCCGACTCAAAATCAGGAACGCTGTCCTCGCTCCCGTCAATCAGTCGATTAACTTCTAAATAAAATCGTCTTTTGCATCAAGCATATTTTGGCTGGTTTGCTCCGATGCCACCTGGATCGCATATGCTTTAGTTCCTGGCCCTATTGGGCTAACTGCCGTTATGTGGAATTCGTGCATTAAAATATTTCTAACCAACCAATGGATTGGGTACGCACGCGCATCCTTAATGTGTTTGCGCCTAAATTCCGAGGAAAAAGCCAGCGCCCTTCTGCGTAAGCCCGGTGTAGTGATGTTGTCATCAATACACATTTTTACCCCATCCCAACCAAACGACGCATATCTTTTTATTTGCACTTCAATATCAAATTCTTTCCACCAAAAACGCTGAGCGTCAATGTGGGGGAAACACTCAACCAGACGGTCATAGAACTCTGGCTCCGTGGCAATCACATCACCAATACGCCTAATTGCGACCGAATGCAAAGGTATCCCGACCCTTGAATTACTACCAGTTATTGCCGCCCAATCGTAATATTCGCAGTAACTGGCTTTGTGTTCGTCAATGATGAACTTAAGCACATCATCGGTAGTCCAGTCGTATATTATTTTTGCAAACTTCAAAGGAATGCTTCTCTTCATTTTATACGGCGTTACGATATAACTTTCGTGTAGCTTTTGTACACACGACCGATATCTCATCATTGACTCATTTGCGCGAACACCCATGATGAATGCCGTGTTGCCTTTTTTACCCTGCATCGTGTAGTAATCCACGGATTGGGGGATTGCCGTTGATGGGTCAAGGCCAAAATGCTTGGCAGTTATTGCGTACGCTGGCATGTCCCTCACGAGACGGTTGTCTTTTCTTCTTTGTTCGGACCACAGCAAACAATATTCTCTTTGCCCCAAAACCCATATCTCTTGCCCCTGTGGCAAGCAATACCACTCCATATCAACCCAGTCGTAATTCCTGACTTCCTCCAGAAACCGAACCACGGAGGGACTGACCATTTCTTCGTCTCGAAAAATCACCTTAACAGGGCCAAGGTTTCGTTCTTCGTGAATCTCTTTTGCTAAATACAAAACCGCAGTCGAGTCTTTTCCGCCAGAGAATTGAACACAGACCGTATCAAATGTGTCGTAAATGTGACGGATTCTTGCTCGAGCTGCTTCAACGCAATTTATGTCAAGAAAAAGACGTTGCCTGGTCATTGTTGTCTACTAGAAGTCAGCGTGTGCTTCAATGAATTCAATGACCTTGGATGCAGTTGTTTCCCCACCATAAACGGCGGACGATCTTAGGAATCTAATAAAGTCGTACCATTTTCTTTGCTGTTCTGCTGATTCAAAAACAAGAGTATATTGAACTACTGATTTTTGCCCAACGCTGACTTGCGCTGCACCAATGGTTGATGCTTTATCTGGATCAATCTCAATATTGGTTTGCTCGTTTGCTTGTTCCGATGAAATCTCAATTGGTAATGGCTCAACAATGCTCGGTGGTAAATACCCTCTATCTTCTTGAAAGTCAACAATAGATAATTCTTCAAGCGCAGCAATCTCAAATTCATCCCAGCCCAGATTAGCAATCAGATCTAGGTGGTCATCGGAAATCATAGCGATCATCGCCATTAAATCAGCAGAGTCCGTGGACCCCAAATCGCTGGTTCGGTTGTCTGCAAGCGAAAACGCCACGGCCGTGGTGTCGTCTTCGTTCATTTGGACAGCCGCAATCATGTCCCACCCAAGTTCTTTTGCAGCTTTTACTTGATGGTTTCCAGCAAGAACGGTAAATGTCCCATTTTTGTTAGGTCGAACGACTATGGGTTTGACTTGTCCAAATTCAGAATACGAGGCGACTATTGCGTCAACATTGCCCCTTCGTGGATTGCCGTCAAGTGGAACAAGTTTGTCTATTGGAAGAAGAAGCGACTCAAGTGATTTATTAATCTTCATCCGTTACGATCTCAATCATTTTCTTTTTTCTGACAGTCCCACGAAATCCGTGCATGTCGTGCGTCCTCATTGGGTGACCGACTGGCAGGCGACTGCGCTTTTTACCTGCTTTTGTACCAGAAACAATTTCTTTTTTTTGGTCTACGCTATTCCAGCGTTCGCGTTGTTGGGGTCCTGATTTTTTTTGAGCCATACAGCAAGACTACCCAAATATAGAGGCTGGTTCAGAAAGGGGATGGATCTCTATAATCTTTCCACCACTTTGAAAAGAATCGACCCTCAATAAAAATATCAACTGCGATCAGTGGAATAACCATTGCGTAATAGCCAATCGCCACAACGACATACAGGCGGATGAGGGATCTCAGCAACACCATAACCCAACCTATGGGGCGTTGCTGCTGAACAAATTTATACCCTATGTGGGCAACCAACTCAAGTACCCCAAGCAAAAGGCCGTTAATAATGATGTATGAAGTACTCATTTGAATTAAACCAACTGACTCGTACTTATCGTAAAGACGTCTGTACCTAATCGAATATTAGCCAAACCTTCTGACGTGTATTCCAAAAAGGTTGCATCAACGAATCCTGTTGTATAGCGCCTACTTTGGCCTTTTACAAAAACACCAAAGGACACTGGGACCATCACTGCTTCATCTTTTTGCCAAACTTTTTTAGCGGTTTTAGCGGTCATGGTCGTGTGTTGTGAGGCTGTTTAAGTGTGAATCGCATATTGGGATATCCAACCTATTGGATTCTTTGACGGGCATCAGTGTCGCAGCTCCCTTACCGAATAGTTCGGGCTCGGTCTGGGCGGCGGCGTCAATGACCTCGCCAATCTGCAAGTTGTGAGATTTCTGTTCTCTGGTCACACGTCCTCTTTCTAGAGTTTCTTTGTCAAGAAGTTTGCTCATGTCTACTGTTGCCATTAATGAATCTACACCTACGCTCATAGTGTTCTCCTGTTTTTTGTTGTGTTGATTGTTACTTCACTATCTTAATTAGCTCGATACTCTCGGGCAAGATATCTGTGGATTCGATGTGCTCGTAGATTGCTTCACGAATATCGCATGTTAAGGCATAAATAATTATGTCTCGCAAATCGGTTGGGTCGTAATCAATACGCTTTGTACCGAGGTTGGTGTTGATGTAGATCTGCTTCATCTGCTCTCCTTGTGTTGCCTACCACTCTATCGTGGGCCCGGTGGGGTTCGAACCCACGGCCAAGGCATTATGAGTGCCCTGCTCTAACCGCTGAGCTACAGGCCCTATCAACTAACGACCACGCCTTCTTCTCATCTGATGCTCGAGCATTCTTTCACTTTTTTCGTATTCTTTTTTCTTGCGTCTTTTGGCTGCATCTTTCAACTCTTTTTGTCGTGTATGTCTCCAGCCACGCTCTTCGCTATGAAACATTACGTCTTGATGGTCAGCACAAAATTCAACATTATGCTCTTTAATACTTGAAACATAATTTTTGCATTTTCTCAAATTTTTTTTCTTGCTGATTGAGTAGAACTTGCACTTTTCCGGACCCGTATTTGGTGGACGAAATGAACCAACAATGGAGCCACCATTTTTTGCACCGTGTTTTTCACGATTTATTTTGTCCCAATTCATTTTTGACATTTATTTTACTCCTGAGGGTATGTTTCATCCCACCATTCGACCAGAGTTAGTTTTTTGTTTTTGTATCGCTCTCGAGCAAATTTCTCAATATCTTGGAGCGACATCGCTGAGTACAACAATGCGAAATCAAGCCCGGTAAAACCATGGGTGGGCACGAATGCATAAGTTTCCGCTTCCTTACCGTTATAGGCTTCGAGAATGTAGACACCCTTTTGAAGTCGTACGGGTTTTTCCCAATCCCCCAATTGGACAGCGGACGTGAATCCAGATGGCAGCTTCCCCCCGTTGGTGACTTTTAGATTGGTGATTTTTGTCTTTTTTTGTTTGGCCATTAAATGACTCCTCCTTCACGCTTATTCAGGCTCTATATTTTCTTGATTGCTCATTTAACAATGATACGGCATTGGCATTTAGTTGTTCCAATTTCATGCTACTTTCTCCTTTTTAAATGTGTCGCTCAAAAACCAAAAAAATATGCGTACAAGACAAATGATTGTAACGCAGAAATTCAAAGCAACTACAGTCGCAATCAT